TCGCCTAAAGCTTTGGCACGTTCAAAGGAGTTGGGGCCGGATAGCAAAAACGTTGTGTAAAGGATTTGTTTTGATTCTGTGCCATATTTGTCTGCTTCCGTTTGTAATTCTATGTAAACGGGGTGGGTATCCTCTTTCGAGGGTGCTACGACAATAAGAATATCTTTCATGGTTCTTTCTTTAATATGGAAAGGAGTGATTAGAGTGAAAATATTTCAAAAATTAACGCGTAACATAAAGTTAAAGAGTTTTCAAGGTAAAAATGAGGCCGCATTCGAGTGTTTAGTCGGATGCGGCTTTTCTTTACCCAGGATTCGGAAGGCGCTCATGGTGTTAAACGGTCTCACGTTGGACGGTTTAACGGACGGGGCGGTTTCCAAGGTAACTGCCTCCAATACGATCGCGGGCCAGCGGCGAAACAGGATTGTTATGAGCGCTTTGTCGCTGAAATTGGGTTTAAATGCGGATCAACTTTTTCCGGAGGAATAGTAATGGCGCCAGCGTATGTGCAGGAAACAGAGAAGATATCGATCAGTATTCCATCATCTCTTGTTGAGATTGTGGATTACCTGAGCGAGGCGAAGGGGTACAGCCGGTCCGGATTTATCCGCAAGGCCGTGGAGAACCAAATCCTGTTAGAGCTTAAAAGCCGCACAGTTTTGGAACAAGTTTATCACGGTGTTTTCGGGGAGTAGTCCCATTAAGTAGGTGTAAGTAGCAGGGAAGGAGGGGGAAATGGAAGAGCTAAACCTGAGGCATGCGCCTATGTTGATTTCGGAGGCGAGGGAGAAGACGGATCAGATCATCAATAATATCCAAAACACGAGGAACCTTCTTCTTGAGATGTACGAACGGGACGGGTGGAAGGCGCTGGGGTATGAGAGTTGGCGGGAATATGGCCAGGTTGAGTTTGGGTTTTCTGAAAGCCGGATCTATCAATTAGCCGATGCGGCACGGGTAGAAGAAAATCTTTCCACAATTGTGGAAAAAGATAAACCGATTCAAGAAGGCCAGCTTCGCCCCTTAACCAAATTAGGCACGAAACAGCTCCAGCAGGAGGCGTGGCAGAAGGCGGTGGCTACGGCACCAGATGGCAACGTCACGGCGCGGCATGTGTCGGAGGTGGTGAATGAGATGGTTTATGAGGAAGAGATAGAGGCCAGGATAAAGCGAGAGGAAGAGCTGCGGGGCGGTATGAGGAAGGATGAGATGATGGATCCGGGTTTCAAGGAGGCCTTTGACGCGTTTTATTCTGAGCTCCAGGGGGCCCAGGCGGTGAACTGGAAACGCACATCGAAGAAGGCGGCTTTGATATGCGTGAAGATGATCGAGAATGTTATCGGGGAGTAGATCATGGAGATATTAATGGAGATATTAGCGGAAATTATAAATGCACATTGGTTTTGGTTCGGGCCTTTGTTTCTCGTGGGCCTGGTGTGGGCCTTGATCCGGCGTGGTCCTTATGTAGATGCCAGAGCTTATGGTGATGCTTTGACTGATGTGACTATTCAAGCAGCAATTACGGCAATAGGTGCAAATAAAAGGGTGTTGCGAATTACTCCTGGCACTTGGGTGGTTAATCCTACTGATGCAACCATAGAAGTTCCAGACAATATAACCTTGAAAGTTGATAGAGGTGCATTGCTAAGTGTTTCGGCTGGAAAAACATTGACTATCAATGGGCCACTTGAAGCTGGGCTTTACGGTGATTAAAAGGAGTTTAAAATGGGAAGAATAAACTATCTGTTAGCCAGCAGGAGAAAGTAAGTGCTGAAACCATATTATGAAACAAAGTTGGGTAAACTTTATCACGGGGATTGCCTGGATATTATGCCGAAATTGGAACCGGTGGATTTGGTTGTTACTTCTCCACCATATGATGATTTGCGGCAATATGAAGGGTATAAGTTTGACTTCCATCAAACCGCATATGGCCTTTACCGGTTGCTTAAATCTGGCGGGGTTGTCGTTTGGGTTGTTGCTGATGCAACAAAAAACGGGAGTGAAACCGGAACCAGTTTTAGGCAGGCGTTGTTTCTTAAGGCTATCGGGTTGAATCTTCATGATACCATGATTTGGAATAAAGGTGTTTTTACATCCCCACAAAAAACCAGATACCCAAATACTTTTGAATATATGTTTATCTTCACAAAGGGCCGGATTTCTGTTTGTAACCAGATAAAAGATAGAAGAAATAAAAAAATTGGTTCTTCTTCAATCCATACTATTCGGAAGAAAAACGGAGAAACAAAAAATATGTATGCCGATTGCAGAAAAATAAAAATTGGCGCTATCGGTGTTCGCTTTAATGTTTGGGAAATTTATCCAGAGCAATCAAATAAAAAAAGATTGCACCCTGCGCCATATCCAGAAGCATTAGCAAGGGATCATATTCTATCATGGTCTAACCCTGGCGATATTGTTTTTGACCCAATGTCTGGGAGTGGAACAACATTAAAAATGGCAGAGAATACAAACCGCAGATGGATAGGTTGTGAAATATCGGAAAAGTATTGCGAGATCATAGCCAAGAGGCTTGAACAAGAAACCAGCCAGTTAAAGTTGTTTGCTGGCTAACCAGTCGCTGCACTGGACTGCAAACAGCGCAGCCAGTGAGCTTAAACGGTAGACATGGCAACTAAAATTTGTGTTGAGATCTTTACCCTGGAGGGATGAGGGATGGCGGGTACCGGGTGTTGGATAGTGATCGGGTACGTGTATGTGGTGTGGGTGTCTTATAATTGAGGAGGGGGTGCGAGTATGAGCCGGCCCATAACGGGGGTGATCGAGAAATGTTTTGTTATTTCGGAGATGCTGCGGACCTGGTGGTTTGTGACGGTGAAAGATGTTATGCGCGAGTGCTGCATCAGCCGGAGCGTGGCCAATAAATACCTGGTGGCGGCCTCCACCATCCTGCCGGTGGTGGTGGAAAACGAGCAGATGGGTCCCCATCCATACAGATACACATTGATGGAGGAGAGTGGAGATGCGTGAGGTAATTTTCAAGTCTGATAAAAACGCCGAGAAGGTGGTCAAGTCGCCGTGGCTGCGGATCGCGGAGGCGGCGGCCTATTGCGGGATATCGCGGTCCATGTTTACGGAGCATTCCGAGGACCTGCCTCACGGGGGGGATTACCGGACCCGGCTTTATCATGTGGATGTGCTGGATGACTGGATCGCGGGGCAGCTGGAGGTGCCTTTCCGGAAGGGTCGGCGGCAGGCGCGGCAGAGGGTGATCCGGCGCCCGGTTACGGATGAGGAGATGTTTCTGGTTCATCCCGGGACGGGGAAGGTTTATTGATTGCAGATTTCAGATTGCAGATTTCAGATTGAAGGGAGGGGGATTTATGAAGATTGGAATTATGGGGACGCATGGGGTTGGTAAGACGACCCTGGCGCTGAAGATGGCGGCGGATTTGAAGACGTGTGAGCCTGGCAGCCGGGTGGGTTTGGTGATGGATGTGGCGCGGGCGTGCCCGTTTCTCGTGAACCGGGAGGCGTCGGAGGAGGCCCAGTCGTGGATCTTTTTTACTCAGCTGACCCGGGAGATCGAGGCGGCGGCGGCCAATGAGATCGTGATTTGCGACCGGACCGTGTTTGACAGCCTGGCTTACTCGGCGGTTCAGGGGTACAAGGATTTTACGACCATGATGTGGCAGTTTGCCATGGACTGGCGCGAGACCTATGACGAGCTGTACTGGCTGCGGCCGGACCAGGGCACCGTGGTGGCGGACGACGGTTTCAGGGATCCGGATCCGGATTATCAGAGGTTGGTGGATACCACCTTTGAGGTGCTTTACAGCGTGGGCCCTACGGTGATCCGGTGCGGGAAGGACGGATGGACGGGCGATATTAAAATGGGGAGGCGGTAAATGAGGAGATATCTGGTTTGCGGGAAGCGGCGGAATACTCCGTGGGTGGCCATGGAGGTGTGTGAGGCGTGCAGAAAACGGCGTAAATGTTTTCAGTTCAAGGAGGCCTGCAATGAAGCAAAGACCGGTGATCCCGGTGGAGATCTCGGGAATTGACGAGATCACGGACCGAGGGATAAAGGTGGTGTTGAGGGAGTCGGGAGAGACCTGCTGGCTGCCGAAGGATGATGTGGACTATTTACCCGGGTGCGTGGTTATCCCTGAGTGGCTGGCCCGCAGAATGAATAGATGGAAATCGCAGTCGAGACAGGCGAGAGCGTAGAGTACGAGGATGGCCACCGGAGGCTGTGGGCCAGTGTGCTGACCCAGGCGGTGAATGATCTGACACACCGGAATGTATATATCCGCAACGAGGTGCGTAATTGGATTAGATCGGATCGGCGGGCGGCGGGGTCGTTTGACTGGGTGTGTGGACATTTTGGGATTGATTCGGGTGCGGCGAGAGATGGATTATTGTCGGGGGAGCTTCCTGAGAAGCGTAAATCTGTACTTTATTATTGGCGCACAACCAATAATGTATCACAGAGGGGTTTGGCGGCCATGATCGGGGTGTCGCCCTCGACTGCCTTTAAATTGGAGGATCTGAATTATTTCGAAGGGGCGTCCTCGAGGGTTAGGGGACCGGTGGAGAGGTTTTTGGCGGAGGTGGGGGCGAGTTTGAATTGAAACTTGAAATTTGAAACTGGAGGGGGGAGGCATGTTTAACTACTGGAGAAAAAGAACAAAGCCACCGATATGCGCCGTGAAGCGCGGCCAGTTTGCCTGGGTTTTGGGGCTTAGTGATCATAATGATATGCCGTTTGAGATATGTAGGTGGACCGGGAGCAGATGGGTTAATAATTACGGGGATGTTGTGTTTATTCTGAAATGGAAGAGATTAAAAAGGGGGAGATGAAATGGCAAAGAAAAACGGGGGGAATAATAATCATCCGAAGAAGGGCTCTGAGATAAAGGTGGAGCCTATTAAGGAGCTGAAGGACGTGAGACTGATCAAGAAGATGCTGGCGGATAAGCCGCGGGACCTCGCTATCTTTACGGTTGGGGTCAATACGAACCTGCGGGCGTCGGATCTGGTGGGGTTACGGGTGGGCCAGGTGCGGGGACTGGTTGCGGTTGTCGGCGATACGGTGGAGATCAGGGAGAAGAAGACTAAGAAGAAGCGGCGGGTGACGTTAAACGGTGCCTGTGTTCGGGCCATCGGGGACTTGCTGGAGGATCACGAGGGGGAAGACCACGAGCATCTGTTTGTGGGGCAGCGGGGTCCGCTTACGGTGCCGACCATTAATAATATGGTTAAGGGGTGGTGTGCGGAGATCAACCTGCGGGGGAATTTCGGGAGCCATACCCTGCGAAAGACCTGGGGGTATCATCAGCGGGTGAGTTTTGGTGTGGATCTGCCGCGGTTGATGGTGTGCTTTAATCATTCGAGCCAGAAACAGACGCTTGATTATTTGTGTATACAGCCGGAGGAGATCGAGGACGTTTATCGGAATGAGATTTGAGGGAAGGGGGGAGGATGTTTAATACAAGCCAAATAAAATACATAAAGGACCTAAGTAAACGCTTAAACTCAAGAGGATTCTCCTGGCAGCATGACGACTTTCCTATGCTGCAAAAAATCATACCTGAAACACTCTGCCATATCTGTATCCACGGAGATAAAAACGACGGAGGCTGCTTTCAATGTTCTGAGGAGTCTAAATTCGAGGTTTTTTAGCGGGGATGTATGGCGGGGATATTTGATCGGGTAAAGTCTTTGGTGGATATCAGGGATTACATCCAGGCAGAGACGGGGATGACCGGGAAGAAGGTGGGGGCCGGGACTATTGGACTGAGCCAGTGCCCGTTCCCCGGGTGTAATAGTAAAAAGGGTTTTCGGATCGACGAGCCGAGGCAATATTTCAAGTGCTTTTCCTGCGATGCTAAGGGCGACGTGATCGAGTTTGAGCAGCGGTATCACGGCCGAGCGAGCCCTCTCGAGGCGGCCAACTCTATTGCCGACAAGCGGGGTATCCCTGTGTTAGACAGTGATAAGGGAAACGAAAAGCGCCCGGAACCTGAGAGAGTGCCGGCGGAAGAGGATAGACCGGCGCCGCCGGCCGTGGGGCGTGTGAAGAAGGACGAGCCCAAGGCGCCCGGGATAGAACAGGGGCGGGCCCGGGAGATCCGGAAGAAGGCCGCCGGGTTTTATCATGCGCGGCTCCTGGCGGATAAGGGGGCGGTGGCGTATCAGACAGGTAAGCGCGGGCATGATATCGAGACCATAAAGGATCTTCAGGTAGGCCTGGGCGGCGGGAATCTGATCGGATACATGAAGGATAAGGGGATCAGCGCTGAGGAGTTGTCCGCCGTGGGTCTCGTGAGGAAGCGGGGCCGCGGGTACGGGGTTGTTATAAAGGACGGTCTGAATGTGTATCCTCATTTTAAAAGTGGGGATGTTCTGTTTTTCAGCCTGAAGGACCCGGCCAAAAAGGTGTCGTACCAGCTGCAAAAGATTTTTGTGGATCCAGAGTGGCTTTGTTACGGCCAGGATGCACTGGGGCACGGTGCGCCCGTGGTGGTGGTGGAGGGTGAGAACGACCTTCTTGGTGTGAGGAAGTGTGGGTACGACCAGGTGATGGCTACCATCGGGGCTTATAATGAAGGGACCATATTAGAGTATCTGAGAAAGAACAGTAAAGACCGGGCCTTTTATCTGTGTTTTGACCGGGATCCGCCGGTAGAAGGGAAAGAGGGTGCCGGCGCGCGGTATACAAGGAAATACGCGAACGCGATCCTCGATGGGGGCGGTAAGGTGAAGGTGATCGGGATCGCGGCCGGGGAGAACGGGGGAAAGCGGGATATTGACGATATACTGAGGGAGGCTGAAGACCCGGCGGCGAAACTGCGGGAGCTAATGAAAGAGGCTATGCCCGTGACCAAGGTGGTGCTTGAACCCGGGGAAGAGGACAGAGCGCAGCCGAAAAAGAAAGGACCGGTACCGCCGGCGCCTCCGGAGGCGTATAAATTTAAGTCGTTTCAGGTGTTGGGCGAGCTCGGGAACGGTTCTATTTTGTTTTGGTCGTTGTGTAACAAGCGGCTTTATACGGTGTCGCTTCGTGATTTAAACCTTGATCAGCTGGTGCAGGTAGGCGGTATCGAGGTGGCGGCGAAGGTGGCGCGAGGTGCGACCTCTTATAAGGAGGGGAATGTTTTATTCCAGGACCTGAAGAAGAGAATCATCGTGGAGGCGTCCAAGAACATAATGGGAACACCCGAATACTGGGGCCAGGGCATACACTGGCTGAAGGCCAAGAAACAGCTCCTGGTGGTGGTGGGAGGGCAGGCCTGGGTGTGGGACGGCCGGAAGGCGGTGGAGTGGAAACATCCGCTGATCGCGGGAAAGCTGATCCAGTGGGCGGTGCCGCGGAAGTGGATTGACTTCGGAGCGGTTCAGACAGAACTGGCGGCCATGGACCGGGAGAGGGCCGCGGAGATCCGGGAGCAGGTGTTTGGCAAATTTTACGAGTGGGGATTTACCGGGAGTCTGGACGTGTGGCTTTTGGTGGGGTGGGTGCTGGCGCAATATCTGCAGCTGATGTGGAGCTGGCGACCTCATATCTGGATGACGGGGAGCGCCGGATCCGGAAAGACCTTGATGAATGAGCTGATTGGAGACCTGGGCGGCGGTCTGGCCATGCGATGCGAGGGCCAGAACTTGACCGAGCCGGGTCTCAGGCAGAGTATCGGGGATGACAGCTGTTTGATTTTGATCGATGAGATCGAGTCCAGTAAGAAGCGGGAGGCGATTATCAGTTTTATCCGGTCCGCCGGCCGGTCTGGAGGTAAGACCAGGAAAGGCGGTTCGGATCAGAACCCGATTAATGCCGAGATCGACCACATGGTGTTTATGAGCAGTATCGAGCGGGGTGTGGCCCGGGCGGCGGAGGTGTATAGATATTTGCCCATCGAGACCGTGAAAAGCGATGAGTACCGGCCGACGATGCCGGGCGTCGAGGAGCTCAAAGAGCTTCGGGCTAAGATTATGGCTTATGTGCTGTGGGCTGCGTTTCCGGCCAGGAAGCTGGTGGTGGGCGTGGGCCGTATGGAAGGGTATGATTTTAGGTTTGTGGAGAGCCTGAGTGTTGCGTTTTCCATGATTGCAGTTGTCGAGAAGGACGGTGCGGACGCGTTGTCGAGGCTTCTGAGTGACTATCTGAAAGAATGGGGGGCACGGAACGAGGGCGGCGCCCTGGAGGATGAAGGGACGCTGTTGCAAGACATTTTGATGGCGGGGATACAGATCGAGGAAGATATAGAGGGTGGCGGATACGGATCATCATCATCTACCATGAGAAAGGTGACAAGGACTGTGTCTCACGTCGTAGGATTAAAAGATAGCCTGGTGGATTCGGAAAAGAGAACGCTCGAAGCTCACGGGTTAAAGGTATGCGATGACGGGTTGTTTATAGTTCCGGGCATGGCTGCTCGAGCCCTTCTTAAAGGGACGCCGTGGTACAGTTTGAACATTAAAGACATCCTGATGAGGATTCAAGGTGCAGACGGGAGGCGGCGGCGGGTATCTACAACGTCCATCCGGGGCGTCTTGATACCATGGTATGTGGTTAAAATAGAAAATGAGGGGGTTTGAGCTACAATGAGAGTAGGTGAGTTGATCGGCGCGATTGTTCTGTTTATCATCCTGATGGCCACCGTTATACTATGTCATGAGCGGGACCTGGAGGTGTCGAGCCGTGACCGGCTGGTAGCGGACCTGCGGGCCAGGTTGGTGAAGGTGGAGCAGCGGGTGTTTACGCCGACCATCCAGATCGGCCGGGCCAGTGTCTATGCGGGGGCAGGAGAGATAGTGGTTGAGTCGTTAGACTCAAAACCATAATATTTTTTTGCCTATTCCCTGGACCCTATGTTGATTTGAAGTAGGTTAAAATGAAAATATGAAAAAAAGATAAATCGGATTCAATTAAAACTAAGTTAGGACGGGGTCTATCTGCTGTAATTGTGGGTTTTGTGGTGTTTAAGGCTGCCAGGATACGATAATGAGGCAAAAACATAAACTGTGTGCGGGTGCGGGGGGTTTTTGTGGCGGTTTTTGGCCGGGGCGGCCGGGATCGGGCTCCTGGGGGCCTTTTCCGGGTCCTCCGGCCGGATCCGGAGCGAATAGGGCCTCCTGGAGACGTTCAGGCTGGGCCAGGAAGGATGGCAGTTGGCCAGGGGTTGGTTGTTTGTTAAAAAGATACAAACATCGATCTGGCCACCGGGCGAGTTGGCGGCTGCGATTGCACTCCTGGGGGCTGGGTATCCGGATTGAAACTGGCTAACTTTTGATAATTTGTTGGGGAGTGGGTTTTGGGTTGTTTATGGCGTCATAGCAGGGGATTGCCGGGGTTTTCGACCGAGGTGGGGGATGTGGGATGCCGGGGACTGGTGGGGTTTCGTGGTTAGGGTGTGGATAGTTGGGGAGATCGCGGGCCCGGGTCTTCGGCCGGCGCCAGGCCTGCCAGCGCTTCTTTTTTATATGGATGACCACCTCGGCGGCGCTGCGGCTTGGAAGAATGAACCCGGGCCTGGGATGCGGGAAAGGGGAAATCCGAAAACCGAAAACCCCGGAGACCCGAGTCCCTACCCCCCCTATATATATGGTTGCTGTGGGATTTTTCAAGGTTTTGACTTGGATTTCCATACTACCCTTAATAATTTCCAGATATTTACCCAGGCAAAAGGGGTGCGGGGAATTTGGTTGCGACTTGCTGGATTAAGGCTGATAATGCGAAATGTCCTGATTAAGATATTTAGAAGTGTTTTAGCGCGACTTTTTCCAAATCTATATAAACGAGCTATGTTAATTGAGTCAGGGTTTTTATGGGTAGGTTTATTTATGTGGAAAAATCCGATTAAGATATTTGGAAGATTTTCAGGGCGGAAAAATTCAATTCCAGATCAATGTGTTAATGGGGTAGAGGGGATAAGTGACTGTCACTCTTATAATAATAGTGGTTTTTATATCTGGAATTGCTGTTTTGGAAATTTTTAAAAATTTCAAACACCGGATTCTATATAAAAGATTGGTGATTATTAATGTCTAACTTCTTTCAGTTAATTATAACAGGTTTCAATAAGGATGTCGGCTCTGGATCGCTGGATCGGCTTGGATCGGTTTTGGGATCGGTTACTACTACTACTACTACTACTACTATATTATTATATATTATATATATATTAATAGCTTATCTATCTTTCGTTAATCCCATATTCCGTTTATGTTTATATACCGATCCAGCGATCCAAGGTTTTTCTTTAAGAGACACGCGAGAAAATTATCTTCTATTTTCCAAATCCAGATACCCTTATTTGATCTGGAATCTCGAAATTAGAGACCTTTTATATAGATCTCTTAGATTGAAAAAGATGGATCGCTGGATCGCTTAGTAAGAAATCGAGTCAATACAGTTATTTAAATCGATCCAAGGCCGATCCGGGGCCGATCCAAAAAACAGGAGTTTAAGATGGATCAAAAAGAGATGTTGAAAAAATCCAGGCGGTTACCTATAGATTTCGCGAGGCCAAACCCCTTGGATCGCCTTAAAGAGGCGCCCGCCTCCCCAAAGGTCCGGATCCGGGTGGACCACGAGCTGCGCGTCTCCCTGGCCGAGATCCCACCCGAGCTCGTGGATGATGTGATCCGCCGGCTTACATTCAAGAATCCCCTTTATGCGGCCATGGTCCGGGCCGGGAGATATGACGACCGGATCACGGAGTATTTAACCGCCTATTTTAAAGATGACGCGCGTCTCTATATGGCGAGGGGGTTTGCCAACACCTTCATGAGGATGGCCCAGGGTTTCGGGCTCCGCGGGTCCTACGAGGACTATACTGTGAAGCTCGAGCCGGTCGATTTCCGGTTTTATGGTTCTTTATATGCTTATCAGAAGGAATGTATTGAGTCGATGGGATCGAAAAGGTTTGGAATAATCAGTGGAAAAATAGGGTCGGGGAAAAAGGCGGTCATCCTTTATAGGGCTGCACAGCTGCGGCTTCCGGTGGTGGTGATCGTACACTCCAAGGCGCAGTTATACCAGTGGAAGGATGCGGCGGAAAAATTTCTAAAGCTGGCGCGGGATGATATTGGGCTTATAGGCGACGGGCACCAGGAGGTCGGGAGGCCGTTTATTGTGGCCATCGACAAGTCGTTTCACCGGCATATAGATAATATTTCCCATCAGATAGGTATACTGGTTATTGATCGATGCGACACGGCCCAGTTGAATATTTTCTTTAAGTTTACGAAAAGGATACCTTCCCCTTATATGTTCGGGGTGGCATCCGGAACCAGACGGCCTGATAAGCTGACGCCGCTCATGTGGGCCTATCTCGGCCCGGTCCTCCACAAGATAGATATAAAGAGGGTACACCAGGAGGCCTCCATTATAAGGCCGGTTTTAAATATTAGGGACACGGAATTTGATTTTGCTTTCAAGGGGGATTATGGCGATATGGTAAAGGCTTTGGCTTTGGATGATGTCCGGAATGAGCAGGTTGTATCCGACATCCTGAAAGAGACTGCGGACAGGGGGGGCCGGGCCCTGGTACTCTGTGAGCGGTTGATTCATCTCGAGGTGTTGAAAAACAAACTCGGAGATAACTACAGGGAGGCCGCCATGGTAAGCGGTAAGGTGAGCGCTGCGGTCCGGGAGGGGATTGAGGACAGGTTTAATAAGGGGAAGATCCAGGTGGTCTGCGTGACGGCCAAGAGCGCCGGGTTTTTAAAGCTGAAAAAAATTACACATCTCTTTGTGGTTTCGCCGCTCCGGCACGGGGAGAATCTATCCCAGGCCGTGGGTATGGTGCTCCGGGCCCAGGGGGATGAGCCGGCCAAGGTGTTTGATTATAGGGACCGGCCGGAGGTGTTGCAGCGGAGTTATTTGGGAAGGGTGAAGATGTATCGGGAGATGGGGGTGGAGATTGTTGAAGCGCAGAGAGCAGAGAGTGTAGCGTAGGGCGTTTGTCTTGTCTTGCCATACGCTACACTCTTACCGCTATACGCATAAAAGGAGGATTTATTATGAAAATATTAATTATGGTTCTGGTGATTGTGCTTCTACCCATGGGGGCGTTTGGTGAGACCGAGTTTTTTAATAAGTTTGGCGATTACGAGGGTAAGATCAACGACTATGGCGAGATCCGCGACAAGTGGGGCAACTATCAGGGTGAGATTAACGACAGGGGTGAGATCCGCGACAAGTGGGGTAATTATCAAGGCGAAATTAAATCTGATGACGAACCGAGCAATCCTCTCGGGGATTACGGCCGCCGGCCCCGGCGCCTATGGGATTAACGGAGGGTGAGATGATTATTATCTGGTGGACGTGGTGTTTTCCACAGACGTTTATAGGGTTTATCCGGCGGCGGATGATGATAGGGAAAATCATCTCCGAGGTGTTTTATATGTCAGGGACCCAGATCGTGTATTATAGAGGGTCTTATTGGGACGGTGCCTCTTTAGGCCGGTACCTGTTCTGTCCGGGGGAGCATATGGTCAGGCATGAGTATGGCCATAGTTTACAGTCTCTCATCTTAGGTCCGCTCTATCTACTTGTTATTGGTGTACCGTCAATGGTGTGGAATTTCATGAAACGGCGGGATATGTTTAGCGGAATTGATTATTATGCGTTCTTTACCGAACGATGGGCGGATAAATTGGGGAAGGGAGCCGGCGGGTAAATATCCTACATCCTGCATCTTGCATCTTGCATCCTGCATCTTGCATCTTGCATCCTGCATCTTGCATCTTGCATCCTGCATCTTGTATCTTGCATCCTGCATCTTGTATCCTGCATCGTGCATCTTGTATCCTGCATCGTGCATCCTGTAAAACCATGTCAAGCGGTATTTTATTTTTTTTTACACTTATTTTTAGTCTATATTGTTGAATAATGTTTTTTCGGGCTGCTTAAAAAAGCACGGCCTGAATGTGTGGTAATATGAGCTCAAAGCTGAAAGGTGAAAGCTGAAAGCATGATAACTGATTTCTGATCCATGGGTCTGCAGCCCGGGATCAGGAGTAAAGAGATAAAAAGAGCGGCTATGTGGAGCCACATCTCCCACGTAGTCGCTTTTTTTATTGGTCCTGAACAGAGGAAGATTATGGGAAACAGGAAGACAAAGGTTGAATCCATGGGTCTCGGTCCTCAGATCGAGAAGATGATGCTTACCGGAATTTCGGCGAGGCGGATCGCTGCCAGGATACAGGCGGAACATCCAGATATCGATATCTCGGACTCGGCCGTTATCCGGTATGTGGGCAAGGCCCGTAAGGAGGCCACGGACGAGGCCTTCGAGACCATAAGAAAGCATGTGGACGTGGTTATCCCGGAGGACCTGAAGGCCCTCGAAGAGATGGAGGCTCAATGCCTCGTATGGGTCAGGGAGGCGGGCCGGGACCGGATCGAGCGGATCGCGGAGGCGGCCTACGAAATCAAGGGAAAGATCGACGAATGGGTGGACCGGTTTCTGATGTACGCGGAGAAGCGCGACGATGCCGCGCGGGATATCCTGATCAGGAAGATAATCCGTGAGTGTATCGAGCTCATGGCCCGGGAGGACCGGCTCCAGGCCGAGCGGGACAAGGCCATGAACACGGCCATAAAAATCATAGATCTCAAGCTGCGCCAGGCCGGGCTCTTGGATGAAGAGGGTAAGGGCCGGATCGTGATCGTGGACAGAACCCAGGAGATGCCAAAGGGCGACGACGGTAAGGGGTACACGCCATTTGTCGTCAAGGGAGGTAAACCCATGGAGGCGGCGCCGGCCAGGTCAGAGGCGAGCGGTTCGTGGGCGGATAAGGGTTTTAAGAAGGGGGATAGTGAGCGCGGGGTTCTCTCGAATTAAGAATTAAGAATTAAGAGTTAAGGGTTGGAGGGGGAGGATGGCTAATTTTGCTTTAATTGGAGCGGCCGGATATGTGGCTCCCCGTCATATGGAGGCGATCAAGGACTGCGGGGGCAGGCTTATTGCAGCCACGGATCCACATGATTCGGTCGGAATCTTAGATAAATGGTTTCCCGAGTGCCGGTATTTCAAGGAATTTGAACGGTTTGACAGGTACTGCTCCAGGGAGAACCTCAACCGGGATCCCATCGACTATGTATCCGTTTGTTCCCCTAATTATCTTCATGACGCCCACTGCCGGTTTGCGCTCCGTCTCGGGGCCGACGCCATCTGCGAAAAACCCCTCGTCTTAAAAGAGAGAAACCTCGACGAGCTCAGGGCTATGGAAGAAGCCACGGGTAAACGCGTGTGGAATATTCTCCAGCTGCGGCTCAATAAGCAGCTCCAGGAGATCAGGGAGGGATTGGACGACGATCATCACCAGGTGAGCGTTCAGTACCATACGCCCCGGGGCCGGTGGTATTTATACTCCTGGAAGGCCGACAGGTCATTATCGGGTGGCCTTGCCACAAATATCGGGGTCCATCTCTTTGATCTGCTGATCTGGATGTTCGGCGAACCCGATTACTACGTGAAAATGCCGGGCTCCTGGGAGACGGTGAGCGGTAACATCGAATTTAAAAAGGCCGGGGCCGCGTTCGAGCTTTCCATAAAGGCGGATAACGACCCGTGCCGCCGGATCGTCATCGATGACACGGAGATCGATTTCACCAAAGGCTTTGAAGGTCTTCACCTGAAGAGTTACCAGAAGATCATGGCCGGCCGGGGCTTCGGGCTGGAGGATGCCAGGGGCGCGGTCAAATTGTGTGAGGCAATGAGATAAAAAAATGAACGTCCAGGTAAGCGCCAGACTCCGACATCGAACGCCCAACATCGAACGTCGAATAAAAGAAGAATATCAATCAACAATCCATAAGACTGCTGTGATTGACGATGGCGCGGTGATCGGATCCGGCACCAGGATATGGCATTTTTCTCATATCATGGGCGGCGCCGTGATCGGCCGGGACTGCGTGCTGGGTCAAAACGTGTTTGTGGGTAATGGTGTGGTTATCGGGGATCGGTGCAGGATTCAGAATAATGTGTCCCTCTATGAGGGGGTAATCTTAGAGAGTGATGTGTTTGTGGGTCCTTCGGCGGTGTTTACAAATATTAAATGTCCCCGGGCATCCATTAACCAGAAAGACAGGCTTGAGCAGACGTTTATAAGGCGCGGCGCCACCATCGGGGCCAACGCAACTATTATCTGCGGTGTGGCAATCGGGAAGGACGCCTTTGTGGCGGCCGGGGCCGTGGTGACGAGAGATGTGCAGCCGGGTGTCACGGTGGCGGGTGTTCCCGCTGAAGAGCTGTACTGGGATTAAATTTATGACGGATAACGATCTTGTATTTGATCTTTCCCCCACACAGAGCGCCTTTGTGCATTCCGATGCCGAGATTTGCATGATTATCGGTCCGATGGGTGAGGGAAAGACGTTTGCGGCCCTTGCCGGCCTTATGCGTCATGCGGAGAGATGCGGCCGACCCATCAGGGGGGCGCTCATACGGGACACCCATGTAAATATCAAAAACTCCACCATCCCCGACATCCAGGAGATCCTCGGCAGCAGGGCCACTTTTCACGACGACAGCCACAAACTGGTTATCCACTCCACGCCGAGGGTGGATATGGATCTTTTCGGCATCGACGACCCGGCATCGTTATCAAAACTCCAGGGCCCGCAATACGCCATTATATGGTTAGAGGAGCCCGCTCCCATCATGGAAAAGGCCAATGCCGGGCTGCCCAGGGATGTATTCGATCTCGCCGTGGCGAGGGCGTCCCGTCAAACCGGGACCGCCATGCGCGTTCAGATATCACAGAACCCGGCGGACGAGGACCACTGGACCGAGGACCTGGCCAATGAGCCTGATCTTTACTCAAGCGATCCCGAGACTGGTGTCGAGATCCGCAAGGCGGTATTTCACATCGCGTACCGGGAGAATAAATATCTCAACCCCCACACCAGGGCCGCCAACATAGGCGCGTTCAAGTCCGACCCGGGCAAATACGCCCGGTATGTGGAGGGCCGGGCCGCGCCGGTGCTGAAGGGTAAGAAGGTGACTCCCGAGTATGACCCGGTCAGGCATTACGCCGGTGACCGGGAGCTCGACATCGTCCGGGGGGCCGTCGGTATCCGTATGTGGGACGCCTGGCAGAACCCTTGCTGTATTATAGGCCAGTTGGTGCGGCCCGGTAAGCTGTGGATTCATAACGTATGCGTAGGGGAGAATATAGGCGTCAAGGAGCTGATCGAGCAGTCCGTGGTCCCGCTCATGAACACGCCCAAATATAAAGGCCGGATCGATGACTGGAGGGAGATCGGGGACCCCACCATGAGGACCCCGGATCAATCAACCATACAGGAAACAGCTGCGAGGCGGGTGGAGCAGGCCTTTGGCACGCGTTTCGAGCCCGGGCCCACCCGGTGGGCCGCAAGAATCGAGCCCACAAAATCGGCGCTGCTGCAATCCGCCACGGACGCATCGCCGAAGATATTCATATCCCGGACCGCCCATCTGCTGCACCGAACCCTTAACGGCGGATGGCACTGGAAGAAGGATAATTCGGGGAACATCATCGGGAGTCTGCCCGTAAAGGATAAGTTCAGCCATCCCGGGGATGCCTTTTCCTATGGCGTGAGTGTGCTCTTCCCTTATACGCGGTATCGGGGGAAGAAGAAAAAGGCCGCACGACGCGAGGATGAGAAGAAGACGGCTATGGGTTATCGATCGGGAAATTATGGGCGAGGCGGAGGGAGGGTACAATATGCCGGCGGGATATGAGCAGATGCGAGATAAGTTTATTAGGGAGGGCATGAGTGAGAAAGCCGCCAAGAAAAAGGCGGCCAGGATCTGGAACGCCACGCACCCGCAAAACCCGGTGGGGCGCGGGCACGGGCGCAGAAGCAAGAGGAAAAAAAGATGAGCGGGAAATTTGATCGATACTGGGAGTTGACCGAGGGTGGACCCTATGAGCCCGGGGAAGAGATGTTTAAATGCTCCGACTGCGGGGCCGAGACCTTTCCGGAAGATGGATGGAACGGGGAACCGGAGCCCGGTCTCTGTAAGCGCGGGTGCAAGAGCCACGACACGGACTGGGCGCCCGGGAATAACAGCCGGGCGTTTAAGAAGAATTTCGATCGGATCTTTCCCGGCGCTCCGGGTTCGGAGTTTGGATTATGAACGAAGAGCCGAATTTATATACCAGGCCACCGATTATTGAAATAAAAATCGACCTGTTTAAGGTCGTCAATTTACGGAAATGGTGGCTGAAGAAACAGAGGGAAAGACGGGCGATCCGCCATGCCAGGACCCAGTGGTATTACATGGGCTGCGAATGACGAGCCGGACTTCGAGAACGGAGCGTTTCTCATTGTTCAGTACATTTCAACAAGCTAAAGCGGAGATTGATCAAAGATGAGATGGTATAATGAATTTAGATATAATTGGGGATATGCAAGAGCATATCTCATAAGCAAACTAAAATGGTTAATCATTTATTTGGCTGGACTGGGAGTTTTGGTATTCTTGATTTTATTGTAGGCAAGGTAAGTAAATGAAGATACCGCAATGGATGATTGAGTTTACCGGGCATGCGATGCTCCATAAATATCCTCCGTGGTTTATGTACCGTCCGGATATTCACCGGGTTCGGGGTTCGGATGTGCGGTGGGTCATGGAATCGCTCCGGGTGGGGGATATTCACCTTAGACGGTTTGACGGGTACCTCAATACCATACTTACGCCGGGTTTCTGGGGTCATGCGGGAATCTATGTGGGGAGAAATCAGGTGGTTCATGCGGTATCGGAGGGGGTTATTTTAGAGGATATCCTGAATTTCTGCCGGACCGACGCGGTTTGTGTTCTGACACCATTAACCACATGGGATGAGGTTCTCATCGCCGTTGACAGGGCCCGGGCCGCGGCCGATGAAAACATCTTATATGACTTTGATTTTTCGTCCAATAACGAGAAGCAGTACTGCACGGAGATGGTGGATATTGCTTATAGCAACCTGTTTAATGAAGATTATGTGGAGAAGATGGGTCAGCTTATCCTGATGCCGGACGGGATCCGAAACAGTAAGAAGGTGTTTTTAAAACTGGAAATCAAACCTACAACAGAAGGAGGGACATCATGAAAAATTGGTTTCTAACTATAGCTATCGGGATGATCATTAAAATATTAACGAAACAGGCCCCTGAAATGATCAGTAAGTTCTGGGCCAGCCTGCGGGAGAAGGCGCAGAAGTACGTTGAAGGCACAGAGAACACCGCCGATGATTGGATCTATAAATGCTTATTTGAGGGTGGTGAAGACGTGAAGAGGCTCGCTGATATGGTGCTGGATTTTGGGGAGGTATCTATCTTAGGGTCGGCGTCAAAGTTAGATGATGCGATCTTCCTGCCGGTGTTCAAAATGATCCGTGATGTTGGAAATATCCCTGAGTTTGACGAGATCCCTGATCTTCCAGCGGATGTGATTGAAGGGTAATAAGGGGCACTACTATATGTTGTGGGGCGGTACCGGTTTTACACCACAATATATAGTGGTACCTTAAATCAACAATCAACAATCAACAATCGACAATCCAAGGTGGGGGAAAAAATGAATCTACTTTTTGCGAGTAATCATTGTTGTATCCGGGTCGTGAAACAGGGGCTGGCCCTGGTGCAGGCCGGGCATTCGGTGGTGTTTCTTCAAAACCGGATAGCAAACCCGGACGCCATGAACGTGCTGCCCATCGTCAGTTTTTACGGGCCTTTGTCCCAGTTCAAGGCAAAGCTCGATGTGTTTACAAATATAGACCTCATCCACGTGCATAACGAGCCGAGCAGTCTCGTTAAAATCACAAAGGAGGCCCGGCCCGAGGTGCCCGTGGTGTTTGATGTGCATGACCTGAACGCGGTGAGGTATCACCGGGTGGAAGAGGCCGAGGTGGAGGCCTTTGCGGCGTGTGACGCCGTGGTGTGGCCGTCAAAGGGATATCAGCGGTTCTGTACCGAGGATTTTCAGTATCAGTTCCCAGGGCTCAAAGACAAACCCCAGGAGGTGATCTACTCCATGTGTACGGAGAATATACTGGAGATCCCGCCCGCGGCCAGGGTCAGGGGTATCGTGTACCAGGGCCGCGTGTCAACGGACGAGGATGAGAAGGATTACAGGGAGATTGTCCTCGCCATGGACAGGGAGGGTATCCCGTTTTATGTGTACCCGTCCAATATGGCCAACGTGACCCAGTACAGCAACGCCGGCGCCATCGTTATGCCCACGGCGCCCTTTGCCGGGATGATGCACGGTCTAAGCCGGTTCGACTGGGGTTTCTGCGGTCCGGCCATGAGATCGCGCCAGGGGGATAACGGTATGGCCAATAAATTATTCGAGTATATCACGGCCGGGATCCCCATCATCGTGCACGAGGCGAGTGAGATGGCGGAGTTTGTGACACGCCACGAGCTTGGTGTGGTCATAGAGCATTACTCGGACATCCCGAAGATATACGATAAACACGCCCATTTCAGGAAGATCGTGGCCTCGAAACAGAAAGAATTTACCATGGAGACACAGTTGGAGAAGTTGGAAGGGCTGTATAGAAGGGTTTTAAGAGATGAACGTCCAATCCCGCCTGCGGCGGGACCTGCGGCGGATGAAGGGATGAAAGGATAGAGAAATGAAAATTGTCGGGATTATGGCCATACATAAGAGACCTGGGATCACCAGGGAGACCCTTAAAATGCTCAAGGAGCGGCAGACGCTGCCCTTTCATCAGATCATTGTCATGGGAGAGAGTCCCGAGGAGGAGGCCTGCGCCACAGAGACCGGGTGCGATTTCCTGAAGGTTCAGAACGATCCCCTGGGGAGAAAGTACCAGGCAGAGGTTTTCTGGTCCATGACCTATAACCCGGACGCTTTAGTCGTCCTCGGGTCGGATACGTGGTTGAGTCCGGGGTGGTTAGAGACCGGCGCCCGGGAGATCGAAAAGGGCGCCGAGCTGGTGGGTAAAGCGGACTGGTACAGTTTAAAGGCATACGCCGGAGAAAAGGTCGAGATCATCCACCGGGGCTACCCGGAAGGCCACCGGAGGGATCCGGTGGGAGGCGGCCGGATGATCTCCCGGTATGTCCTGGACCGGATGGGGTGGGATCTTTTCCCCATCATCTACAACAGCAACCTGGATTATTCCAGTTTCGCGCGCATGGAAGAGCACGATGTCAGGATATCTATCCTGCCGCCCTCGGACCCGGTCAAGGTCATGGGCGTCAAGTCCACATGGCCCACACTCAATAAATTCGATAATTTAAAGGTCGCGACACGGCTCAAGGATCTCGGCGATGTGCCGGATCCCCCGGGGTGGCTCAAGAAAAACTTCCCCGGCGGCACCGAGGCCCTTAGGCGCGTGGTGGACAACCTGCGGTTAGAGGGGAATAATGAGTGACAAAACCACCAGGGAATGGATCAGTAGCGAATACGACGAAGCATTGAGGCTTGTGGCGCTCCCCCTCAAGGAGAGCCCCTGGCTGGCCCTTTACCTGCGGGTTATGGCCGAGGCGGCCGAGGTACGACCGGAACATATCATGGATCTCGGATGCGGCACGGGCCGATTTGCCCGCATCGTTGACTGTTGCGGGTTCGGGGATGGTTATCACGGGGTGGATTTTTCCAACAAAAGGATATTTATGGCAAGGGAGTATGCCCCCGGGCTGAAATTTACATGCGGCGACATCTTCGATACCGGCATACGGGACACCTTTCCCGTATACGATATGTTTACACTCATAGAGATCCTTGAGCATCTCCATGAAGACCGGAAGATACTTTCCTTTATCCCGGAAGGAAAGACAATAGTTGCCAGTGTCCCGAACTATACAGGGCCCGGGTCCGGGCATGTGAGGTGTTTTAAGACGGAGGCGGATGTCTTAAAAAGATATGAGGGTATTGTAGACATAAACAGAATATCTTGCCACCACATATCACACACGAAGAAATTTTTTATTTTCAGGGGTGTGAGGGTGTGCAAATGAGGATATTGGTACTGGCGCCCCACACGGACGACGAGTCCGCCGGCGCGGGCGGATCCATTGCCAGGTGGGCGGAAGAGGGTCACGAGATTTTCTGCGCCGCGTTTTCGCCGTGTATAGAGTCCATACCCGAGGGATTCAAGGAGGACGCCACAAGGAAGGAGCTGCGGGCGGCGTGCAGTATATTGGGGATCGATAAAGTGAGGCTTTACGATTACCCGGTCAGACATTTCCCGGAGCACAGGCAGGCTGTTTTAGAGGACATGATATCCCTTAGAAAGACCTTCAAACCCCGCATGGTCCTGGCGCCGTCATCGTGGGATTATCATCAGGATCACCAGGTCATACACCGGGAGACCCGGCGGGCCTTCAGGGGCGCCACGATCCTGGGTTACGACATGCCGCGAAACTGCCAGGGGTTTGACGGGTCGGTTTATGTGCCCCTGGAGTCGGTTCATTTGTCCAGGAAGATACAGGCGCTTTTGGAGTATAAGTCCCAGGTCTGGAGGGGCGGGCTGAATCATATAGAGGGTCTGGCCCAGGTCCGGGGGGCCCAGGCCGGGTGTGAGATCGCGGAGGCCTTTGAGGGAGGGATGGTGATATGGGATCAGATAAAAAGATGAACATCGAACATCGAACATCGAACATCGAACATCGAATACTGGATCGGTTTCCGGGTTTCGGGACCTGCTCCATCCATAACCCCAGGGAGAAGTGTATCACCTTTTTGAAGGACCCGGCCGACCGGGAGGTGTTGTTCGGGGCGCCCGAATCATTGGTGGTGATCGCGCCCAGGGGTCTGAATCTCGACGATATCGGACCCTTTCAGGTGGTGGAGGCGGACGAGCCCGAGGTGGTTTTCACCATGATTCATAACGAAATCCATTACTGGCGCCGGAACGATTACGAGTACGGGGTCAGGTTTGACCATATTGACCATGGGGTATGGGTGGATGATGATGCCGTGATCGGTCCGGAAGGGCTCAAGATCGTTGTTTCAAAGACGGGCGAGAGGATACTGTTCTTTCATACGGGTAATGTGACCATAAGGGAGGGGGCCAGGGTGGGACCCGGGGCCGTTATCCACCGGGCCTGTCTCGATTCCACTATAATCGAAAAAGAGGCCGTTGTGGGTGCCCTTTGCAATATCGGACATAATGCCGTTATTGGCGCGGGATCGATCCTCACGGCCGGGGTCATGATAGGCGGGTCGGCCCGGATCGGCAAAAGATGTTTTATCGGCATGGGCGCCGTGATCGGCAACGGGATCAGGGTATGCGATGATGTGCGGATCGGTATGGGTGCGGTGGTGACCCGGGATATTTTGACGCCTGGGGTGTGGTTCGGGAACCCGGCGAAGTTTCAGGGGGAGTGGGATGGGCGATGGGACTGAGGGTATTGGGTACTGGGTATTGGGTATTGAAGGGGTGAAATATGAAAGAGAGATATAATCAGCTGCCGGTTTGGCCTTGCTGGCGGGTTAAGGGGTCGGGAGAGACTTATCCCACTATTCATAAGGCCGCGCTCGCGGTAAAGGATCTTTCCTTTAACCTCGACCATGTGCTGATCCGGAGCGCCCGGCCTGAAAAGATGAAGGTTTATCATAAATACGCGGCCCTTCTGGACCGGGACGAGTTTACCCGGACCACCATGTTTAATGAGATCGAGGTGGTTACACGGGAACCGTCCCCGGAGATCAGAGCCCTGTACCGGCAGACGCCCGGCACAAAAGAGATAGAGACCACCTATATGGCCGAGCAATGCGTAAAGGCCTTGGCCGCGGCCATAGAGGATGAGTGGGAGCCGGACAAGGTCCATATAATGCCTCACTCTGCCGGGTATGACAGCCGGCTGATAAGCGCCATACTCAGAAACCTGGCCCGGAAAAACGGACCGGAGTGGCTCGGCGAGATGCGTTTTGCCTGTTGGGAACCCGAGACGGCTTATTTTAAACGGATCATGGATCATATGGGATGGCCCGAGCGGTTCATATGCCCCATCCGGTCCGACCGGGTGGTGGATTATTACGAACGGGTGACCGATTTCGATCTCGTGGGCGAGATTTATTGCGAGCCCGAGCGGTTCTGGGCAGGCCCGGCCCTGGCCAGGGTTATGATGCAGGATGAGGGAATCGACGAAGATGACTGCGTAGGCATTACCGCCCTCTTTGGCGATGAGACCGGGAAGATGAACCGGCTTTCCTGGCCCGGTATCAGCTATTTTCTGGCCTGCTATCTCTTTGAGAACCCGTCTCCCTGGTTGGGGAGCGAAATCCCTTTTATGACACCCTTTGTGTCAAAACCGTGGCTGGAGCTGCTATCGAGGTATAAGATCCCGTGTACTTTGGATTATTTTAAACTGGAAATGATAGCGATTGCGGACCGGGAAATGGTTGATTTATTTAGGTTTCCCAACTTCCGGTTTGTGCATGGGCCCATCATGAGCCACAAGAAATACCACCCGCACCAGGTCTTGAGCGAAGAGACCGCAAAAAAAATGGAAACGTGCTTTTTAAATTCGTGGTATTATCAGAATCACGGAAAAAAAGAGGTCCTCCCGTTTCCAAGGATTCTGTACTACCACCACGAGGCCTGGAATGAGTATCTGAAGGCGGCAATTTGTGAGAATCTGATAAAAAGGGGATGCACGATACAGCCTCCGGCCCAGAGGGCCTCTGGCCCGGCGGGGATGGATGATGCAGGATAGAGGAGGAATAATGGGGGACGCGGTGCAAGAGATTGTTTATTCGATTAAGCGTATTTGTGAGGTAGGTAAATTCTGCGCGATCCCTCCGGATCTTCAGGTGGGGGCGGGTGTGGTCATCGAGAATTTTGTGGAGATACAGAAACAATGCGTCATAGGCCAAGACACATGGGTCAGGTCTTATGTCCGGATCGGCAACGGGTGCCAGGTGGGGGCCAATGTGACCCTGAAATGCTCGGCTATTCTGGGACCCGGGACCACGGTTGAAGACAATGCCTTTATCGGGCCCCAGGTAATATGCCTGTCTGATCTTGAGACAAAGGTCACGGGTACGGTTATCGAGAAGGGCGCCTTTGTGGGTGCAGGTACGAAGATCATGCCCGGAATTACCGTAGGCGCCGGCGCCATTATCGGCGCTATGAGTTTTGTAAATCGTAATTGCGAACCCGGAAAGAAATACGCGGGTGTGCCCATACGGGAGATATGATGTACGATACAGCCTCCGGCCCAGAGGGCCTCTGGCCCGGCGGGGATGTAGGATGTAGGATGGAGGATACACGATGCAAGATGCAAGATGCAGGTCGAAGATCCCGTTTTTAAGCGGGGATGAAGGAAAAAAGCCATGCCGATTCAGGTGATTGATCCGACCTTGGAGCTGTTAGATCGTAAACGCGAGATGGATACGCTTTCGCCTTTTACCGTCAGGCACGGCCAGGAGGAAGAGGAGAGGCTGGACGCGGCCCGGGCCTATGCCGGGGAAAACGAAAAGCATTTTGTGGATTATGCCGCCGATTGTGTGACCCAGTCTGTGGATGCCATGAAGGATATCCGGCGGACGCAAAACTATTGCTGGAACGTGTATAACGAGGTGGAGCCCGAGTCATACGCCGATAAAGACCAGTGGATGAGCCGGATCGTGGTGCCCAAACCCTTTGCAGCGGTCCAGTTCGGGGCCGCCGCGGTCAAGAAGGCCTTTTCCCCTAACTACCTCTCCATCAGCAATACGAAAAATGAGGCCGCCGCCGAGTTCTGGGAGAAGTGGATCGAGTGGCAGCTCAACGAACAGCATGCCGATTTTAAAACCATATTCACCGACGCGGTTACCATGGGTCTTGCCGTAGGGATTTCCATGGAGATGATCCCCCGGTGGGTCAAGGGCAAGGGTCTTGAGTACGCATTAGTGGAACCCTGGAAGATACACCGTGATCCGGACGCGTCGAGCCGTGACCCCCAGGCCGGTATGTTCTGGTGTCACCAGGAGTGGCTGGATTATTTTGTGCTGCGCCAGGGAGAGGAGGCCGGAAGATATTTCGATGTGGCCAGGGTCAAGGAGACCACGGGCGAAGACCCGGAAGATCCTTTTATGAGTAAAGAGGCCATACGGGCCAGAAAAGAAATGATCTGGGACGACCGGTCCCAGTACCGGAAGATGATCCTTACCACCGAGTTTTGGGGCATCGTCCTGGACCCGAAGGGCGAGATGCTGCTTCCCAGGGCCACATACACGGTGGCGGGCGGCCGGGTGATCCAGGAGCCCACCACGTCCCCATATAGAAAGTTAAGATGGCCGGGCCTTGCCTTTTCGCCCATGCCGGACATCCTCCGGTTTGGCGGCCGCGGTCTTCTCGAAGGCGTTCTCACCATATGGGAGGCCATGAATAATATCATGTGCCTCCATCACGATTATCTTCAGTGGATAGTCAATCCCCCCTATGAAATCAATGTAGACGGTCTGGTGGATCCGGACGATGTAGAGGTGTGGCCCGGCAAGAAATATATTGTCCGCGACACGCCGAACGGCCAGCAGGTGGTCCGGGTAGTCCAAAGACGGTCCAGGACAAACGATGCTTTGAGCAATATGCAGTATTACGATCAGCAGTTTCAGCGGGGTTCTTTCGTGTCGGACGCGGTCCAGGGCCTCCCCGGGTACAGGAAGGATATGACGTACCGGGAAGCCGCCATGAATCTCGATCAGGCCATGGGTGTTTACGGCTTGATGGGTGAAAATATCGAACGGGGCGCCATCCAGGCTATCGAGGCCGGTCAGGAGATCATAGAAAAATACGCGGGGTATAACGATTACACGGAGCTTTTTACAGATGAGCAGCTCCAGGCCATGGGTGTCATGCCCAACCCCGAGTCCCCCACCGGTATATCCGGGGTCCCGGAGATGGACGGATCGTATCATGTGTCGGGTATTCAGAGTTTAATGAAGGAAAACGAGACCCTCCAGTCGCTAAAAGAGATCATGCCGCTCGCCAATGATCCGCGTTACGGCCGATATATAAAACCCTACCAGGTCCTGAAATCCATCGAAGAGAGAGTCAATTTATCCGACGAGGGTGTTATCGTGTCAGAGAAAGAGGCCATGGAGATCCAGCAGCAGGAAGCCGATATGATGGAGGAGCAGAAGGAGAATATGAAGGCGGCACAGAGTCTGGAACAGACCAAGGGGATGGCCGAGGTTATGCGGTTGATGGAAGGGGATAAAAAAGCTCAAAGCTCAAAGCCTGCCGAAGATCCCGCCACAGGCGGGAAAAGCAAAGAAGGAGCTGAATAATGCAGCCAAGCGGTGTCAGTATAGATCCGGTGAGTTTGAGGCCTAAGCGGCAGGGGATTGTGGTCGGGGAACGTGAACAGGCCATGAGGGAGGAAAAGGCGCTTAGAGATAAGGCGGCCGATATTAACCTGGTGCATGACGAGGCGGGGCAGCGAATAACCACGTTGATTTGGGGCCTGTTAGAAAAAAGGATCGAGGTCCTCGTTAAAGAGGACGAAAAAGCCGAGGCCTATGTGGAGCTCTTAAACGAGTTGGGACATAGGTATAATATAGCGAGGCAGGCAGTGGATAAATTATACAGGAGGAATTTTGAGTAACAAGGAATCGTAAATAACTCGGGGCCATTGGCCCCGGGCCAGAAGATTTAGGGAGTGTCTGCATCCGGCGCCGGACACGGCGGGTGTGTCACTCCCTTTTCTTTTGGCGAGCACGATGCAAGATGCAAGATGCAGGATACAGGATGTAGGACAATATTCAATATTCAATTTAAAACGGCCCCCCCCGTTCGGGGATTACGCCAGGAGGTACGAGGATATGCCAAAAAAGGAAAACACAGAGGAGAATACGCTGGACCTTGATCAGGCCATGGCAGAGGGCATGGATCGTTTCGAGGGAGAACTCAAAGAGGCAGCCATCGGAACGGACACCATTACCCCTGAGCCCGCCGGCGAGGAAAGCCCTCCGGAGGACGAGCAGGGCGCAGAGAGCGAAGCGCATAGCAAGGAAGAGGAAGAGGAAAAACCAAAGGATGAGGACGAAACACCTCCCCCCGGGGAGGAAGCGGCTGAGGACCCGAAAGATAAAGAGGCCATAGACGAGGCGGCCAAGAAACTCCGGTTTAAGGGACACGAGGAGGCAGAGCGCGGTTATCGGAACCTGCAGGGTGAAAAAACCCGGCTGGAACAGCGCAACAAGGACCTGGAACAGGAGCTTTTGAGACTTCAGAAGGCCGACGAGATAAAGGCCGAAATGGAAAAGGCGGACCAGGAGATATTTGATTACTCCGCGAAACGCCACGAGGAGGCCTTGGAGGCCATCGACGCACTGGACCCGGACGAGGAAGATTATCAGGCCGAGGTCGGTAAGGTGTGGGCGGCAAAAGACAGGGATGTCAGGCGCTTTGAAAGAGAGAATCCAATACTGGACCAGACCACGACCAACGAACCGAACCAAACCCCCGGAGAAGGAGCCGAACAGGAGGCCATGGGTTTCGTTTCCCAGGCCGCTGAAAAGGCCGGAATCGATCCGGATGACGAGCATTTCAAGCTCGTATGCCGGACCACGCCGCTCCAGGACCATACGGGAAAGGAAATGAGCTTCCCGGAGCAGGTGGACTGGGCCATCAACCAAACCAGACAGTATAAGAAGGCTCAGGAGCAAAACTTCCAGGAAACCCTGAAAGAACGGGCGGCCAGGAAGGCCGAGGAGGCACAGGATCAGGGTCTCCCCATGGGAAGAAGCGCGGCAGCGCGCACACCCATGGAGGACGCGCCCCCCATTGTTTCCCTCGACGATGCGCTCATGAGCGCGCAGGAAGAACGAAGACTATAAAAGAAGTTTGGAGTTACGAGTTTGGAGTTTTAATCGGAATATTCCTTATTTAACTTTAGCCTCTGGCCCGGAGGGCCTCCGGCCCGGAGGGGCACTCCACACTCTACACTTTAAACTTAACAGAAGGAGGTAATCTGATATGGCAACACAGGTATTTACATGGAACTGGGACGCCCCCACGGGTGTCTACAAGAACCATGCACTCTCTGGCCAGCTTTTGAAGGTCGCGGCAAGGGAGTTTAAATTCGTACCCTTTACCAAAAAGGAAAGCTCCTTTGGTAAGGGAAAAGGTGAGAGTGTAACCCTTATCTATTACAAGCCCTTAACACAACCCACTTCGGCGGCCCTGGAAGAAGAGACCAGGATCCCCATCGATCAGCTGACCACGGGAAAGCAGAGCATCACCATCCAGGAATGGGGTCGTGGTGTGGAGTACACGGATCTCGCCAAACAGCTCTCCAAGTTCGATCCCGGTGAAGGCGCCCAGGAGGCCCTTAAGGATCAGATGAGGGAGGCCATGGACGTGGCGGCAGCATCGGAGTTTAACGGCACGGACGCCAAGGTCATTTTCATCCCCACCAGTCTCACGGGCGGGACATGGGACACGGACGGAACTGCGTCTACCGCGGCCACGGTGAATGTGACAAAGCATCACATCTCGGCCATCAGGGATTATATGATAAAGGATCTTCATGTGCCCTTCTACGATGGCGAGCATTATATCGGTCTCATGTCCACCAAGGCCCTCCGCGGGCTCAGGGACGACAAGGTCATCGAGGCCTGGAACCTCTATCTCCGTAAGGGTGATCATCTTTACAGGGGTGAGATCGGCCAGGTGGAGAATGTGCGCTTTGTGGAGGTGACCAATGAAAACTCCCTGTCAAACAGTGTCGGAACCGGCAGCGTCCTCGGTGAGGGTGTTATATTCGGGAAAGATGCGGTCGCCAGGATCGAGATCGAGTTTCCGCATCTCAGGGCACAACCCAACTATGTGGCCGACTTCGGTCGCAGGCACGCGGTGGCCTGGTACGGAACGGTGGCCTTTGGGGTCAAGTTCCCCACCGCCACGGATCGCGAGGCGAGGATTGTAAGGATAACAAGTTCATAAAAGAAAGTTAGGAGTTACGAGTTTGGAGTTCGGAGTTAAAATCGGAATATTCCTTTTTTAACTTTAGCCTCTGGCCCGGAGGGCCTCCGGCCCGGAGGGGCACTTCACGCTCCACACTTCAAACTTAACACAAGGAGGTAATTATCATGTTAAGGAGCGATATTCCTGTAGCACTTCCCCTACAGCTGTTTATTGATTATGACGATGCGGCAGGGGTTGATGTTGATCAGTCGGCCAAGGATGTGGGCGTGTTCAGCGTTCCCTTCAAATGCCAGGTGGAGAGGGCCTATCTCGCGGTTACAGAGGTCTGTGCCGGGGCTACCCTTACACCGGTGGTCAAGTTCGATAAACGACCCACGCAAGGGAGTGACACGGCCCGGGGTGATGGTGACATTGCAAATTTCGTCATGAGCACCACGGCCCAGGGAAAAACCCTTTACGATGAGGTGGCCCAGGGCACTGTTCTCAGTCCGGGTGAGGAGGTCATTGTTGAACTCGCGGTCAGGCCTACCGGCGGCGCCGTCACGGGCCATTTCCGTCCCGTGCTTCTGGTGGAGTATTTACCGGAGACACAGGCCAACCTGTCCGACACGGTTGTAACCGCTTAGGGGTTAATGATGCAGGATACAGGATACAGCCTCCGGCCCAGAGGGCCTCTGGCCCGGCGGGGATGGATGATCCAGTATTCTGCACCCAAAAACCAAAATCAAAAGGGAGGTTATTATGGTAGCTTTAGCAGCTTCAGACGTTACCGTAACCGTTTCTAACAGGGATAAGGATATTGCACACGGTCGGGCGGATAAGAACATTACCATTTCCAGCGTAGCGTTCGGGAATGGCGTCCTTACCTATCCCACCGGCGGAGTGCCTTTGCCGGCCATAGCCCAGTTCGGCTATCAGCGGGCAGTGGATTTCTGTGCAATCCAGGAACCTTACGGGAACGGTTTCACGTATAAGTACGACGCGACTAATCATAAGATCAAAATATTCACCCAGGGTATGGTCACGGGCTCGACAGCGGCCACGACCTGCGCCAACGGCGCGCTGGCGGAAAACTCCGCCGCCGCAGAGAGCGCGGTCAGGCTTTCCGGGTCGGCCGTGGATACCACCTATGATCTCGGAGCCATGATCGAACTGCCCGCCACCGTAGCACCGGCGGCAGCCACGTTAAAGCTCATGATGATGGGCGAATAAGGAGATTGTAGATTGTAGATCGCAGATCGCAGATTGAACTGCGATCTACAATTTCAATCCAAAATCTGAAATCCAAAATCCAAAATCAAGACGGGGGGGATCATGGCGCAGACGTTATTCGTACAGGGGAAGGATAAGGACGGACGAAATATCATGAACGAGGTGCAGATAATCAGGTCCTGGCAGGACTCGCACGGTGAACAGCTCTATCTGCACACGAACGGGATTTACGGGTATAAGGACGGTACCCCGGTCATAAAAAAAGAGGAGTTCGGTATTATCGGGGATAAGATTCAGAGACGTTTTGCAGAGGAGTGGTGGGATAGAATCGGAAAAAGGATCAGTGAAGATCATTACACCAAGGCCGAAGATGCCTTAGTTGCCCGCCAGGAGGCAGGTCTCGCGCCCGTGGTTCAGGGAGACGCCAGTGTGCTCGATATGGCGCTTTATAAGAGGAGGTCCCTTACGGGTAAGGACCGAAAATTTGGCGACCCCATGACCTGGTACGAGTGGTTTAACCAGAGACCCGAATGGTGGGGCCACGCCCGGGTAATCGAGATCGCCGGTTTCAGGTATCAGCAGGAGGCTATGGTAGAGGAGGCGGCGGAAGAGGTAGAACCGCCGCAAAAAAAAGTCATGAATTGTTAGTAGGATACAGGATGCACGATGCAGGATGAAAAAATAGCCGCAAAAAGGCGCAAAATAATAACTAATAACGAATAACTATTATGAGTGGACTTGTCGTTGATATGCCCGTGAGGGTTTGTAATAAATGCCTCGCCACTTATATCGAGGATGAAAAGATGTATCTCGAACCGGACCGGTGCCCCCGCTGCGGGGCGTATCCGGAGCCGGTGGCCCACGAAGACGGGGATGACGGTCTCGGCTGGATCTAATTGGAGGAAATAATGGATTATTCGGCTGTTCAGCGGGGTGGTATGAGAGGACCGATGAAGACTCCAGTGGTTACGGGTCCATCTCCCGCCTTTTCACAACGAGCGGTGGTGAGGGCCCCGGCGGTACCGGAAATCAATCAGCCGGAGTCAGGTGTAGTAATAGGTCCGGGAATCGCTGCTCACGGAGGAATCGGGCTCCGGTGGGGCACCCCGAGGGATGTGACCATATCCGCCGGCGCCATTACCGTGACCGGATCGGGTGTTTATAATGTTGACACTGAAGGGTCGGCGGCATCTGATACGCTCAAGACCATAAACGGCGGCGCCCAAGGAGACGAGATTGTCTTGAAATTCGCCAATGCGGCCCGGGAGGTGGTAATTAACGGGCTGACCGATAATATACGTTGCGGGCCCTATCTCACACTCAGCAACGTGGCCGACCGTATGCGTTTTGTAAAGAACGCCTCCGGAAACTGGGCCGAGACCGGATGGAGATCCACATAAGCAGGCGTAAGGATAAAGGGTGATATTATGGATGGAAAACAGCTGACAAGACTCGTGCTGGATCTTCTCGACGAGGAGGCGGCAAGCTCCCTGTTTGCAAAACAGCGGGTCATATTTGATTATCTCGATGCCGCCGCCGTATCTTTTTCGAGGGAGACCGAGGGTCTCAAGAGAGAGGCGGTCATAACCACCGTGGCGGATCAGCAGACATACGATCTGCCGCCTGATTTTATATCGCTCTATATGAAGAACAGCCGCGGCCGGTATTTTGCCAAGTATTACGATACGGCCAATTATTCGTTCCCCATCAAGAGCACATACGAGAAGATCTTTAAATCCAACCTTACCACATCCAAATCCACCCCGAACAGGTTCTGTATCCGGGGCCCCGCGCCCACTGACTGGGCCTCTGATCTTACCCGTCTCGTTACTTATCTGACCACGGAAGATTTAGCCTATCTCCTGACCGAGGCGGACGGTTATATCACCACGGAGGATTTGGACCGGAACTTACTCACGGGCACCGTAACGGCTACACACGCCCTGTCTGCGGGCGAGTCCATCCTTGAAGACAGCGCTCAGGACTTTCTCACCGGTGTTACCGCGTACCCGAGAACCCCTAAGGTCTACCCCAGGGATTTTGTCCATAACCTCACCGACGAATCCTCCGGTATGGTCTTGGGGGGTGTAGACGATATTCGTATGGCGACGGCCCTGTTTGAGGGATCCAGGAACAGCTGGCTCTTGGGCGATCAATATGTGATTGTCCCAAACGTTCAGTACCGTATCATGTTGGATGCGCCCTCCGAGACCGCCGGGCATACCTTTACGCTTCCTTATATCTCTATGCCTGCACCGGTGTACTCGGATTATTGCCAGTGGCGTTTCTCCCCCAACACCTCTATGGCCATCGCCCAGGAGGCGGCCTTTTTATACCAGAACCAGAAGGGGGATTATAACGCGGCTAACCGGCATCATCAGATATTCGGGGCCGAGGTGCTTCAGTCAAAGAGAGAAAAGGCCCAGCTTAGACTACAGGCCGGACGTTATAGGCAAAGAATGTAAGTGAAGGGATGAATGTCCAACATCGAACATTGAACATCGAACATCGAATGAAAGGACAAATACCTAATACCCAATACCCAATACCCGGAGGTTGAATCATGGCGTACACGAAAGAGAATATATTGGACGAAATCAGGGCGCTTTTAAACGAGCCCACGGCGCAGTTTTACTCGGACGCTGAGATCAATGAGTGGATCGATCAGGCCGCCATCGATATCAGCTCAAAAACCCTGTGCGATGAGTCGTCGGACACCATTACCCTTGTGAGCGGTCAGTTGGAGTATACGAAGCCCACCGGGTGTATCAAGATCTACGCATGCAGGTATGGCAATGTGGGGCTGATGAAGATCAATCCGAGACAGATCGCCCATGTCACTGCCGCAGCGGGTGCCCCGCAGTTTTATTATGAGTTTGCCGGTAATATCGGGATATTTCCCGTGGCAGGCGCCGCCCAGGCCGCCACTGATGTGACCGTGCTCTGCTCGCTTCAAACGGATGATATCACCGATATCGCCGATGAGTACCAGCCATACGCCATTTTATTTGGTGTGTATAAGGCGAAACAGAAGGACGGTAAATATGATCAGGCGGCCCAGATCTTAGTCCAGTATCTCAACTCCCTTATCTTTCACCGTCAGGATCTCTACGACCGGGGTGTGGATAGTAAAGATATGTTTAAGATACCGGATCGCACCGTTATGGTCGGGCAGCAGTAGGTGCTGGGCCGGAGCGAAGCGGCCTCCGGCTCGTAGAGCCTACGCCTCGGAGAGAGGTCCCGCGGAACGCGGGATTACGGGATTAAGAGATAATGGAAAAAAAGAATCGGCCTATTATCAGTGAGGAGCAGGTTTCGTCTTTGAATACCGAGGCGCCCCGGGCCCGGGACATGGAGGTGATCGCCCCCGGGAGCACACCGGATCTCAAGACCGAGGTCCCTGGGGCCCGTGACAGGGAGATTTTATTTCCGTCGCCGGGACCCGTTGCAGCCTTTACTCCGCTCAAGGAAGTGGCGGGCCAGCCCCGTATAAAGGATGATGTCTATCAGCGGAAGCAGTTTTATTTTACCGGTGAGTGGGTCGCGGATGAGGATCCTTTAAAGATAGGTGAAAAGAATTATTCCACCCTCCAGAATTACCGGTACCGGAATGTGGGCATTGAAGGGGTGGCCGGGTATACAAAGATAAATACCACGGCCCTGACCGTTAACCTGAAGGGAAGGAGCGCCATACAGTTTCCGACCCCCTACACGGTAGGGTCCTATGTCCTGGCCCAGGCCGAGAACGCGGCAGAGACCGCCTCAAAGGTGTGGGAGAACCGAGGTGTTGTCCCGGCCCAGACCGATTTTGAGGCTACGGCCCTGTGGGACGACGACGCAGATGCGGGTCTCGGCCGGTTTTCTCTCTGGCCCCAGGGGCACGTGGCCTACTCGAACGAAAAAGAATCGGCCATATGGGGCGGTCTCGAAAAGATCGTAAACGCCTTCATCCTTGCATCGGCAGCCATCACCGATATAGTGGCAGACGCCGAAGACCACACCGATATAATGCAGAACGACCTGAGCGACACGGACAACGTCGCCACGGTCAGTGTGGCCGGCAGCACCGAGTATATGCTGATCGGGTCCACCAGACCCCTCCAGGGTGTGAAGTTTTACGTGTCTTCCGCCAATGGGTCCGCCTCATCTCTGTCAGCCACATACTGGACCGGTGCCGCGTGGGCGGCAGTCCCGGGCGGGGCTCCGACCGATGGGACCAGTGTGGGCGGCAAGGCCCTGGCGCAGACCGGTATGGTCACATGGAACAGCACCGAGGCCACGGCAAAGGTAAAATTTCTCGAAGGCCGTCTTCTTTACTGGTATCAGGTCATCCTCAGCGCCGGATCCGCCGGTGTCTATCAGGTGACGCTCAACGCGGAAATGCAGTCGGTAAAGGATATATGGGACGGGGTTTTCCGGGTCCCGTCCCAGTGCCAGATCCTTCATCATCAGAAGAACGTGTGGGTGGATTACACTATGAACGCCTATGTGGAGACACCGGCCGGGTGGTATCCCACGGACGACGGATCAGGAGGCGATTACGGGGACGGGAATATGTACCCCGGTTATTACATCCCGCTCCAGGGTCTCCATCTCAACTCGCCGCTCCAGGTGGGTTTCGAGGAGCCCGTGTCCGGGATCCGGGTCAATATGCTGGCCACCACCTTCGGGTTTACAAACCACTGGACCGCAGGAGACGCAAAGGTAAAATACTGGAACGGGTCCGCGTGGACCCCTGTTTCGTCCCTGGTGGACGAGACAAAAGACCTCGATGCGGGAGCCACAAGACCCTATAACCGGTCCGGGGTATTAAGCTGGACCTCGGCCGACGATGAAACACCAAAGAGCGATTTCGGGTCTGTGCTCTATTATTACCAGGTATCTGCCTCGCCCCAGTTGTCCACCGCCGCCAATAAGAACGTGTGGGCGGACGTGCTGCGCGGGATCCCGGCGCCCAAAACCTTTGCCAAGGGCTATAAATTTCCGTTTATGTTTCAGGGCCGGGCCATGTTATGCGGTTTGTCGGGCCAGAAAAACCGGATCGATTACTCCATGAGCTTCAGCCCTGATGTGTGGAACGGGGACGATTCCAGTTTCGGACCCTACGGCCCCTTGTATTTCGGCGGGGACGAGGAGCTGACAGGCGGGGTCCAGGTGTATAACCGGTTCGGGAGCACCATATACAACACGGCCATCATCTGTAAAAAACAGGAGACCTATCTTTTAGACGGCTACGATTTCACCAGCTGGAAGATATACCGGATCTCCGACAACCTGGGATGTCCGGCCCCCCTCACCATGGCAACGGCCGAGGTGGGATACGAGGTGGGTGAGGGCGCCACAAGAAATATCGCCATCTGGCTGTCCCACGCGGGCCCGGTCATATTTGACGCCGGGGTCCTGTTTCCCTTCAGGGACAAGATATCGGTGTACTTCGATCCCCAGGACGCGAGATGTATAAATTTCTCGTATATCGAAAAGTCCACCGGGTGGGTGGATTCCACCAAACAGGAGTATAATCTTCTTATCCCGTCCGGATCCGCTCAGACCACAAACAACGTATGGCTCGTGTTTGACCTTATACGCCGAAGATGGTTTGAAAAGAAACCCACCGCCGCCTCAAACCCGTACCCCCAGGCCTCGGTCCGGGTGGTGGACACGGGCGGCGCACAGTATAACTACGGTTTCCGTGATAACGGCTATATGATGCGGTTGGAGAACGGGACCACATGGGACGGGGCCGATATCACACAGAAGGTGGTCACGGCGGATCAGGTGCCCACGGGCGACATGTGGGACGAGACCCAGGTAAGAAGGGTCAAGCTCATAGCCGAATCCGTGATCGAGGCATCCACCACCACCGATATCACCCTTTATAAGGACGGCCAGGCCGCGGGCACCGCGCTTACGGCGTTGCTTCTCACCGGGGCAAACCGCCACGTGAGGGCCACCCAGGCCGTGGGAGGTATGTCGTGTCAGGGCTGGTCGTATGCCTTCGAGTTTGAGACCGCCACGGCCGCGGAACTGAAAGGCGCCCCGCTTTTAGGGTGGGGATACACGTTTAAGGTGTTGAGAGAGGATGAATGATAAAAGATGAACATCGAACATCGAACATCGAACATCGAATTTTGAATGAAGGACAAAAACGAGCAACGAGCAACCAGTAACGAGTAACGAGCACCCGGAGGTTTGATCAATGGCAAATACACGTTTTAATCCTTATCTGCAGAAGATTATGCGCCGGGCGGCCAATACTCCGGCCCATGTTTCGGCCACTCCCCTGTCACGGGTGGTGGCGGCAGCGGCCCCGTATATGGCCAAGGAGGCGGCCCAGGACAGGGCCATTGCCACACAGTCCAGGGCCACGGCCATGAAGGCGGACCAGAACCGGGCCGATATGGCCCTCAAACGGGAGTATTTGGAGGAGTACGAGGACCAGAACCGGAAGGCCACCTATCTCGCCCTGGCCGATCTCTTCGGGATAACACCGCTCTCTATTTACAGGGATATAAAACATGACCAGCGGGCCCAGGCTTTCAGGAAGGAGGAGGCCGCATATCGTACTAAGATGATGGATATGGCGACCAAGAGGGCTGCAAGAGAGAAGGCGGCCCATGCCAAACAGATGCAGAGCCTTGATCAATACAGGGAGTGGGCCAGGGATCAGCTCATGGCCATGGAACATGGAGACGATTTTCTTTAACCACGGAGGTACAGGGATATGGCAACTCAGATGCCGGGTATAAATTTATCTGATCTTTATGGCGCCCAGGCGGGCAGTGTGTTCGGTAAACGACGCAGGCCCGCCACGCCCCTTACGGAGAGGATGGAGGCGGAAACGACCGGGTATCAGCAGATGATAGCCGATATGACCGGCCAATGGGTCCAGGAAGAGCAGTTCAGGGAGAATATGGAGCTTATGCAGCAGCAGCTCGAAGCACAGAAAGAGGCGGCCGAGACCTCCAACTGGATCGGCGTGGCCGGTCTCGGGCTCCAGGGCGCGAGACTCGGTTATGATGTGGCGTCCCTTGCCGGGCTTTTTGCATAGAACCACAGGAGGACCAGGTCAATGGCTAACCTAAGAAGTCTATACACCAGACAGACCGGCTCGACACTGGGTAAGAGAAGACCGCCGAAAATGCCGCTTGTGGAGCGCAGGGAGGCGGATAAACCCGGCTGGAAGAAATCCGTACTCAAGATGACGGCCTTAAGGGCGGCCGCTGACCAAAAGAAAAGACAAAGGGCCCTGGAACAGGAAGGTCTCCATCTTCAGCGGGAGGCCGCGGACAAGGCCAACAGGATAAGGGCAGTGGGTATGGGTATGGATGCCGCCAAACTCGGGGCCAGCGGCCTAAAGGCCTATGCGGCCGCGGCTGCGGCAAAAAAGGCGGCTATAGCCCAAGCGGCGCTCATTAAGTCAGGTTACGCGCCCGCCGGTTATGCTTTGACCGCCCCGACCACGGGCACCGCTCCGGCCTATGGCCCGACCGTTGGAGGTCTGGTCGCCCCTACTGCCGGGCTCGGCGGCGTGGCCGGTGGCCTGGGCACGGCCGGAGGTATGGCCGGTGCAGGCGCTGCAGGTTATGCCGGGGCAACTGCGGCCGGGGCATTTTCAGCAGGCGGTGGAGGAATGGCCGGGCTCATGTCCGCCATCCCGGGTGTAGGAATCTTTATCGGCGCCGGTATGCTTCTGATGAAGATCTTCGGTCTCGGGCCGTTTGGGGAACCCAGTAGGCACCGGAATAGGTTTGACAACGTCTATATGGCGGAAAGGGGCATGAGGTGGGAGCCGGATTCCCAGAAATGGATCCCGTGGGACAAGGATCGCTCCATGACCGGACAGGAGTACGCAAAGACGCAGTACCCTGAATTTGCCAGATCGCTCGTCCATAATTATCACAGCTCCGAGTCCATGAACCCAATGGAGGACGAGAGGTACCTGCCTGACGAAGAATGGCTTTCTGCCGGCGCATGGGGCGCACAGACAAATGAATTTTACGCGAGTGTTTATGGTTCGGGTACACCCATGTACACCAATAAACTGACCGATGAAAACAGGGATTTTTATGAGAGGAACCCATACGATGACAGTGCCAATCGGCGTCTTGACCAGCAGTTTCGTTACCGATTGAAATCACCCACAACGGATCAGCTTGAACAGGTCGGCAGGGAGATCCTGGCCAACTACGCAAAGAAGATGGGTTTTCCGGCCGGCGGCGGATCCCGCGCCACATGGCATCATAAACCGGGTGTCCCCAATTTCTGGGAAAAGGAACCGGAAGCCAACAACCAGCAATAGGAGTAAAGCCATGTACGTACAAAACCCCTATGGAAGTGACGCGAATGTGAGTACCTCATTAAGGGAGTTGAGCCGGTCATTGAGGGATATGGTCAAGGACGAGATGACGGCCCGGGTCCGGGACAGGGAGTATCAGTCCAGGCTGGCGGATCGTCAGATGCAGCTAAAGATCCTTGGGCTTGACAGCGATAAACTGGCCCTCCAGGAGAAACTGGCCCTTCGTAAGCTGGACCTCCAGGGAGACAGGGATCAGCTGACCGCGGCCAGGGACGATAGAAGATTCCGGTTGAGCGAACAGACCGCCAACATTGCACAGCAGGATCGCGCCGCGCAGCTTGCACTCCAGCAGCAGATGTATGACGAGGGCGAGGATCAGAGGGCGGCAAAGCTGAAAGCCACTGAACAGCAAACAATGTTAAACAAACCCACGACCGTCGCCGAGTTTTGGGATTTCGATGAACAGCAGGACCAGGGCATAATAAAGACGCTTGCCACCCGTGGATTAACCGGCAGTATGACGAATGGTCAGATACGGGAAGCTATCCGCAAAGATCCGGTTATACCTGTTTTGTTAATGATGCACGGTCTTACAAAAGGTATGCCGCTGCTCAAAAAGCAGTATAAGAATGCCGACGCGGAAGGAAAGCTGCAGATACGGGAAGGGGTGAGACAGCAAACACAGGAACTGAGGGCCATACAGAACAAGATCTCACCGGATAAAATAATGGCTGTCGCGAAGACCCTGGCAGCGGATCCCATGGTCGGCGACCCGCTCAAAAAGGCCATGCAAATGGCGGCGCTTATTAAAGAGTGGAATGTTGACAAGCGTATAAAAGATATTGAGAAGTTCTTCGGGTTGAACAAGGAGAAAGCAAAACCCCAGGTCAAGACGGATACTAAGACAGCTCCGCCAAAAACGGTCGATCCGGCCGCCGCACGGCAGGAACTGGCCGCGTTGGTAGAACAGGCCAACGCACTGGGAGTAAGTTACGGGATAGGTACCATCAGGAACCTGGTGAACCAGGGGAAGATGGACACGGCCATCAAGACGATGAAACGAATGATAAATCAGAAAAAGAGATAGGTTATTATGGCCCAGGCATTTAGAACCGACGAAGAGTTCAGGGACTGGCTCGGTGTGCCGCCCCAGGCGCCGGATCGGGATCTGAAGTTTGAGGATGATGACGAGTTTGTCAACTGGTTGAAGACCGGCGAGAAAAAACCGGAAACTCCAGATTTTTTATTTATCCCGGGCGCGGTCCTGAGATCCGTGTATGAGACCCCCCGGTCTATCGGGTACACCGGTCAGACCCTGGCCGATCTCGGTGCGGCCGCGGCGCGGAGATCCAGTGAGTCGCAGGAGATCCCCACAAGGGACCGTCTGGCGCCCTATGTGCTGAGTGATATTTTTAAGGGCGAGCGGGAACTGGGCCGTAAGTTTAATGAGGATGAGTATCGCGCCCGGGTCCTTCAGTCGAGACAGGCCCATGCCGAAGAGCGGCAGGCTCCATGGAGGTGGCTGAAGAAAAAATCCGGAGAGCACCTGGACTATTATGAAGAGATCATAAAAAACGATCCTAAGATACAGAAATTTGAACGTGCCCTGGCAGAGGGTAAAGTGCCTTTACTTGTGGAGGCTCTGGGTAGTTTCGGGCCCACCTTGGGTGGTCTCATGACCGCGATGATCCCCGTGGTGGGCTCCCCGGCGGCTCTGGCCATGTTCTACGGTCTGAACAGCGAAGAGACCTATCGTACCATAAAAGACACATTATTGAAAAACGGTGTGTCCGAAGAGGACGCGGAAGCAGAGGCCCAGAAAAAGAAGCTGCAGATCGGTTTAGTGAAGACCGCCCTTGATTTTATGGGTATGAAGGGTCTGGCCCAGGCCTATAAACCGGCCAGTAAATTCTTGAATGCGGCGTGGCAGTTCGGTATATCCACCATCCCGGAAGCGGTGACGGAAGGGTTTCAAGGGCTATCCGACACCCTGGCAAAGGAGTGGGTGACACGTCCAAAAGGGGAGACATCCAAGGCCTTTTTCGGCCGTATGTGGGACAAGAAAGGCGAGTTGTTTAAATCCATGGCCCACGACGCGGCCATTGGCGGTCTGGTGGCAACGGGTGTGACAGCCACAGGGATGACCGCGGAGCGGCTTCTGGACAAAGACGCCGCCATGACTACCGGGGATCGGGGTGTGACGGATGCGGCGCAGCCTCCGGCGGAGGACGATCAGGCCTTTATGCGGGATCTGGATGTGGACGACGGCCGGGTGGATATCAGCAGGGAGCTCGAAGCGGATACGCCCATGACCACCGGGGACCGGAGTGTAACGGATGCCGCGGAGGGCGATACGAGAGAAGCTGAAAGCTCAAGGCTGGAAGCTGAAAGGCTGGAGACCGAGGAAGAAGCCGCGGCCGAGGATGCCTTAGCCGCGATCGCGGCCGCCTCCGGCCCGGAGGGGCCTACGCCCCGGAGGGAAGAAGAGGCCCCTATCCTTTTAGATGATATCATAGACACACCGGTTGACGAGAGGTTGGAAGACTTACCCCAAGAGTCCCTACCCGGGGAGCCCCCCACTCTCCCGGATGAAGCGGACATTTCCCCCATACCACCACAGGAAGGGCCCGCCACGCCCGATCCTGTGGTGGTCCCACCTGTGGAAGGCGAAAGGCGAAAGGCGCAAGGCGCAAGGGAGGTGCCGGCGGTAAACGCTGAGGTTTCGGAGGGTGAGGGTGGTGTAACCAGGATCAAATACACCAATGAAAAGGGGGAGGCCGTGGGTGATGCCCGGTTGATGGGTACGACTATCGGGGATATCACGGTCAAGGAAGATTTCAGGCGCCAGGGATACGGCACGGCTATTTTAAATGATCTGATGGAGCGAGGTGGAAAAACCGGTGTTGCCGGTTCAGATGCCGGTGAGGCTTTGATGCGAAAGGCCGGGATGGTGGAGGGGCAGCGAGGGCATTTTGCTATTGAGGAGGCAATCCCGCCCATAGCCCTGATCAAAACAAAGGACGGGACCTTCCAGGCCGTGGGTACGCATTTAAACGTCCTCCAGGAGCATGGGATTAATCCCGAGGATGTCCTTGATACGGGGATGATCGACAAAAAGACCGGGGATGAGATATGGGGCGGCGGTAAGAAGGTTAAGGGCGCACCGAAGAAACCCTCCAGGGCTGTGGAAACCCTTACCGGGAAGAGAAAAAAACCAAAGGTCAAGGAGATCCGTTTGGATCCGGAGGAACGGGAGATCCTTATAAAGTATACCCTCGCCGGGAAAAAGACCGCGGCGGAAATAGGTGAAACACAGAACCTGGTACTTACGGCCGGGCCCCCTGGAGCCGGTAAATCCACGGCCCTTAAAGGGTTAAATCGTGATGTCACGGACCATGTGGTGGCCAATGCCGACGATATCAAGGAGCTGGCAGGTTACGCGGACCAGGCCGAGGCCTTTCATGAGGAGTCGAGCCTTATAAATAAGGAAGTGATCAAGCGGGCCATGGACGGCGGGTATAACTCCATATACGATTCTTTGATGAGCAACTTTCCGCTGGCCGATAAACTTATCTCCAAAACCCTTGAAAACGGCGGTGATGTGGATATCGCCATGACGGATATCGACGGGTACACGTCCGTGGTGAGATCCCGGCTCCGGTACGAGAAGGGTGAAACCGTTCGGAAGGTGCCTATTGAGGCCTCTGTCAAGGGCTATAACCGTGTTGTGCCCACCTTTCTGGCGCTCTTTAAAAAGTACGGGGACAACCCCAATATAACATGGAATGTGGTCAATAATAACCGGGATCAGGCCCATCCTGACGACCGGCCGGCCCGGCCGGTTTTTACAAAATTGAACGGTGTTACAACGGTCCATGATCAGAATTTACTTGACAAGCTCTTTGATGTGGATTATATTGCTACTGGTACGGGAGGCGATTTACGTTATGAGAGGCGACAAAAGCTTACTGTTCAAGACGTCCGGGAAGCCGAGGAATCCATCCGGGCACGCATTAGGAAGGGCCGTTTTCAAGGCGATGATGTACATGACACCGCACAAGCAGGAAGACGTCCAGTTTCTCGACACGGGCGAGGTCCGGCTGGCCAGCACAAAGACTCCCAAAAAGCCGCTCCGGCAGCAATAACCCCATCTGACACTCCGTCTGATAAACAATCTGATACTCAAGAAGCTAAATTAAAAAAGGTGGGCATTGCCGTCGTTCCTACGGAAGACCTGAGCCTGGATCCCGCGCGGTTTCAATTTAAACGGGGTATGGGTAAGGGCGGAGCCGGGGCAAAGCTGCGCGGTATAGAGGTCTTCCGGCCCGAACTGGCCGGGGTCATCGCCGTGTGGAAGGATCCGGCGGACGGTAAGACCTATGTGGTGAACGGCCACCACAGGTATGAGATTGCCTCCAGGACCGGGTACCCGGAGATGGCGGTGCGGTATCTCGATGCCGAGACCGCCGGGCAGGCCAAGCTCCTGGGGGCGCTGATCAATATCGCCGAGGACCAGGGGACCCCGGAAGACGCGGCCACCATACTCAGGGAAGAAGAAATAACCCCTGAACAGCTGAAAAACCAGTACGGAATATCCCTGAAAGGCCCACTTGCCAAGAAAGGGGTGGCCCTGGCACAGCTTCACCCGGGGATCTTTGACAAGGTCTTAAAGGGTGAGCTCCCGCAGACCATTGGTGTGGTCATAGGGGAGAAGGTCCCGGACGAGGCGGACCAGCTGGCGCTCATAGAGCTCATAAATAAGAAACAGAAAGGGCGTAAAGGCAGTATCGGCGCCGATGTTGTCGAGCAGATGATAAACACCCTGGCCGGCGCGGATAGGGTGACCGAGGAGCAGATAAATCTCTTCGGCGAGGAGGCCGTAGAACGACCTCTTTTAATGGAGACAGCGGAGCTCCATAGTTATCTAATAAAGAGCCTCAAAAAGGACAAGCGTCTCTTTGGTCTGGTGGCAAACTCCGGTAACGCAAAGGCTTTACAGGACCGGGGAAATCTGATAAAACAGGAGCAGAACCTTGAAATATCCAAGGAAGCCGCTGTAATTCTCGATGTTTATAATAAACTGGCCTATGTTGGAGGACCGGTAAACGATCTTATAAACGACGCGGCAAAGGAGCTGGCCGATGCAAAGGACAAAAGAGGACGTGATAAGGTTAAGCAAGGCCTACAGAAGAAACTCAGGGAAGCAGTTTCAAGAGTCCTGCAAGGAAATCGCCCCGGCGTTTCGGAAGGCCCTGCGCGATATCCTGGACTTTCAAGACCATCCGGAAAAATATCTGAAGATGTACAAGGACAGATCCGGGAGCAGCTCGCCCTCTTCGGGGCGCCGGAAGAAGCAGGTTTTGAATTAACCCCTGAAGAGCTGACCAAAACAGAACAGCTGGCCCGGAAACAGGATGAGGCCAAAAAGAAGGGTCTGGTACCCAAAGGGAAGGGGTTGACATTCCCGGCGGGAAAGGCCATAAAGACAAAGAACGTAGGTAAGCAGCAGGGTCTTTTCGGTCCTGATGCGGACCAGGGCGATTTATTTGATCAGGGTATAGAGGTACCAGGAGATGAGCAACCGGTTTATGAAACCGCAAAACCAGAAGAGATCGCACTTAAACCTGGTAAGGACGAAGGTCGTGCCCTACCCGGTGCAGGAAGGGTGCAATATCGGACCTCCGGAAGAATCAAAGCGGCCGGTAACGTGGTCAAAGACACCGGCGACCTCGCCTCCCTCCTTGCCAGAATCCGCACCGAGCCCGACGAATATTTCTACTCCGTAGCCGTAGACAAAGACGGCACCATCCTTGAAATTCATGAGCATACTAAAGGGGGCCGCTCCGGCGCCCATGTTTTCCCGGACACCGTGGTGGGCCGCGCGGTCCAGGTGCCCGGTGTGGCCAAGGTTTATTTTGCCCACAACCACCCGTCCTATGGCATGGCCCATTCACCGGAAGATGCTCAGCTCACAAACGCTATAAACAGACTGCTCAATATCGCCGATATCCCCACGCAGTCCATCATTATAGGTGGGAATAAATTTGCCATACTCACAGAAGCGGGCGCCGGCACTGCCAAAAGGATCAAACCCGTCTTACGAAAGACCCTGCTTAATAAGGTAAAGCGCCGGACGGGGAGAGCTTTTAAGCCGCAGTTCCCGGAGCTGACGAGTTCCGCCCAGGTGGGACCGTTTTTCGCTCAACACCTCAATGCCGAGGACGGGGTCCTGCTTTTAACCGGCCAGAATGAGGCAGTGGCTTTTCTGCCCTTTGTCAAAGGCCGGAGCATGAAGCAGACCACACTTGACATCCTGAAGCTCGCGGAAAAGACAAACGCGAGCACCATGATCATAAAGAACGATTCAAACAGCACGGCCCGGAAGGATTATATCAAGGCCCTGGTATCGGAAACCGTCGGGACCTTGAATGTTTTAGATGTGCTCGAATACGGAAAATCCTTTGCAGATGGCGAGATTCCCGGGAAGTACGGGCGGGACAGCCTCGGGCAGACGGAGAGGGATGTTATGCTCGGGAGTGATGTCAGACTTTCTGTGGTGCCCCCAACAAAAAAAACTGGCCGTCCGAAACGGGGCTTCCCCCACAAAACCGTCAGCGATATTGTAACAAACATCCACAAACAGCTCGCCGTGCCGGAGTTGCAGGTCCGTTTTCTTCCCGATGTCCGTAATCTCGGACCAAAGAGACTGGCCCGTTTCAAGATCGACCCGGACCGGCAGCTCGTTCGAGGGCTCTTCACCCATGAGGACGGGAAACCCGTCGCCTATTTCTTTTATAATAATCTCGATACAAAAAAAGAGGTCATCGATGTGGCCATGGAAGAGATCCTCCATTTCGGTCTCTTCAGGTCCCTCGGAAAAGGATACAGAGATGTCCTGGACCGGGTCTATAAAGGACATAAGACGGCCATAAAGAAGACCCTCGGGGCTGATTACGAATTTGATCTCAATACCGTCAAGGGCCGGGCCGAGGCCGTGGATGAGTGGATCACAAAGGGGATCGTGAATGAGACCCTGCCGCAGAACGTGTGGCGCCAGATCGTGACGGCGGTCAGGAGGATGCTGCGGGCGGCCGGGATCAAGATCCATTACTCCACCGCTGAGATCAAGTCCATAGTGATTGATTCGGTGAGCAAGGGACAGAGGTCAGAGGTCGGAGGTCGGAGGTCAGGTGCGCCGGGGACCCGGAAGCAGGTGGTGGCGTGGCAGGGTGGCGGTGCCGAGGTGGTGGGTGGATACCAGGATCGGTTTATTGGTAGTGGTGAAGGCGAGACGGCGTTTGGGTGGGGGCATTATTTTACGGATCTGAAGAGTATCGCGGAGTCGTATGCAGAGGATCTCGGTAACCGGAATCTGATTGTCTATGACGGTGTTGAGTATTCGCCGGATGAGTTTATCGCGCGGATTGAAAAAGAGTTTGGGTCAAAGTACCTTGGAGTGGGCCAGATAATCCAGTACGATTTCAGAAGCGGGTATTTGCCTGATGAAATATACAACACCTTGACCCGTATGAAGAATGAAACTCCGGATAGATTGAAGGTTGCGAAACAGATAACAGAGGGACTTGAAAGGGCCTCGACCGAGACCGGTCGCTGGCAGGTACGTCTGAAGGGTGGGATAAGAGACCTGAATAAACTCTCCGATCAAGAACGGAGCACGTTATTTGAAATCCAGGGCCGGGCCGGATGGGTTTTAAAGAAGAGAGATCCCTTGAAAGTAGTGAGGGCAGACCTTAAAAAGACCGTAAAGGCGCAGAAAGAAAATATTGCATACCAGAAAAAACATCCGCGGGCGGCTGACCCAGGGAGAGATCCAGTTCAAATAATGAAAGAGGCCCAGGCCACGCTTGATTTCATGGACAAGCATGATCTTGTTACCGAGTGGCCCAAAGGCCGGCGCCACCTTCATAAAGTAACCATCCAAAAAGGCAAAAAACCGAGTGAGTATGAGTGGCTGGATTGGGATAAGACAGTTACAGATAAACAGTTAGATAAAATTAATAAATCAATAGATGAGGACTACCCAAAAGGAAATCCATTGAGAGATAGTTTTCACAGTTTAATAGAGTCGTTAAGGCGTGAAATATCTCTGTATGAAGGTGTTAGAGCCAATGGTGAAGAACTTTATAAAAGCATTTCCAATATTCTTGGTGAAGCTTGGAATAGGGGTCAAAAAGAGGCTGGTGGGATATATTCAAGATCCGGTCATGCACTTGCCGACAAAGAAGCCTCCATGTTCTTATTAAGGGCAGGTATAGACGGGATCCGGTACCCGGCGGGATCGCTGTCCGGGATGGAGGATAAGGGCGCAAAGAACTATGTGGTGTTTGATCCCAACGTGGTTACGGTGGAGGAGCATACCAGATACAGTATGGAGGCCGGGAAAGCGGAAGAGCGAAAGAGGGTCGTTGACCTGCTTAAAAATCAGGATGGTTTTGTGTCCATCGAAGGTTTGAAAAGCGTCCCTGTAATACACGATAATGTTTTAAATACAGCGAAAGACATGATAAATCAGGGAGCTGCGACCTATCAGCAATTCGTAGCTCGAATGAAAGAAATCTATGGCGAGGTGTGGGATAAGATCAAGGCGGTAATGAAAGACCTTTACGATACCGCTAAAAAGATTATTTCCAGTGAGGTCGGAGCCATAACAATAGAAGGGAAGCCCCGTAAATCAGAGCTCGATACTGTTTATGAGGGTATGCGGCCGGAGGTTCGGGAGCGTTTGGAGGCTTCGGAGGGTGTGGAGAAGCTGCCGTTTTGGGAGAGGGCTAAGCAGAAGATCGACAAGGTCCGGGGATCGCGTCATCATTTTGAACATCTCCGGGCGGATTACGGCCATCTCTCGGACCCACTTAGATTACTGGAAGGGGCTTCAGAACGAAGCCGCGAGAAGGCCGTGGAGGCGCTAAAAGGGATCCATGCAGGTCTTGGTACCCCCAAAAACAAGCGTATTTTCGAGCTGAACCTGGTTTTAGACGATCTGGTAAAGGATATGGAGTCGGGTCTTCTTCCCCAAAAGGCGGACCCGGACGAGACCCTGCCCTTTGGTTTTAAGGATATGAACGAGGTGTCCCGGGAGCTGGCCCGTCAGAAAACCATGGCCGATAAAAACCCGGCCGTGAAAAAGGCGCTCGAAAAACGTACAAAATACATGACCGATCTCCGTAATAGCCTGGTGGAGAACGGCCTCCTCGATGAGGCGGTGTTAAAGGACGACCGGTATTTTCATCATCAGGTCCTGGAACATCAGGTCATAAAAGAGATGGGGGAGGAGTGGAAACAGAAGCCGGGGACATCCACGGCGGATGTGCGGCTGCGGAAGAAGGGATGGCAGCGGGCCCGTAAGGGAAGCCTGAAGGATTATAACACGGAGTACATCCAGTCCGAGTTCGAGGTGATCGCCCAGGCATTGAGTCAGTTAGAGATCAAGCAGACCATGGACACGCTCAAGGACCGGGCCGATATCTTTGACGGGCTGAAGGAGCAGGCCAAGAATTATAATGTCAATAAGGTGTGGGACGTGCTCCGGAAGAAAGGCCAGATCGAGATCAACGAGAAGACAGGCGAGGAGATCGATCCCTTTACACCGTTTAAACAAAAGACCTTTGTGGCAAACCTGAAACTGGCCGAGATGGCCGCAAACGGCGAGCTGGAGGTCCCGGATCAATACACCGGCCTCGTGGAGGATCTGGCCGATTCTTATAATCAGTATATGGCCGACAAAAAGGATTACCCGGATGACCCTGATATGTGGACACGGCCAGGATCAAACGACCCGAAATGGTTTCCATTCCTGGGGTATCTCGTGGGGAACAAGACGCCCGGATCCAACTGGGCCGCCAGTGTGTTTAAGACGGTTATGGAGCGGGACCGGTTTATAAAGAAGACCCTGGGCCGCGGGTTTAAGACTTATGAGGACTTTATCCCGGAGGATTTTCAGGCATGGGATCCGTCCGTGGACGGGGTCTGGTTTAAGACCAACATGATTACGGACCAGATGCTGGAGCAGATCCGGGCAGGAGACAGGGACCTGCCCGAGAAGTTCGCCCAGGTGTGGGCCCGGGTCCCGGCCAAAAAATGGGTCATCCCGAAACCTTTGGCCAGGACCATGGACGAGTTCCGGAAATCGCCGTCCGACAACCTGGTGTCCCGGGCGTTCAGCAAGGCCCAGTCCGGGTGGAAACAGTGGACGCTGATCAACCCGTACCGGATTGCAAAGTATAATTTGAATAACATGTCCGGTGATGCGGATATCGTCCTGGCCTACGCGCCGTCCATTATAACGAAATACGGGGTCAAGGCCGCGAAAGACCTGGCCCGGAAGGACCCCAAAGGCAAACTCCAGGAGGAGCTCAAGCTGGCCCGGGAGTTGGACGTGATCGGATCCGGATGGGCCATGCAGGAGGTGGAGGACGTAACGAGATATCTGTCGAAAGATAAAGAGATGAACCTGATACTCGGGAAAAAGCCGAACCTGATCAAGAGATTCTGGCAGGGATCAAAGAATTTCACCGTGTGGCGCGAGAACATGCTGCGGTTTGCGGCGTTCAGGTATTTCAGGGATCAGATTAAGAAGGGTCGGAAGCCCGGCGTGGACATGTTCGCCGCGTCAAACACCAAAGAGCTCAAGGCCATGGCCAAGGAGGCCACGGGCGACGAGCTGGCGGCCCGGCTGGCCAGGGATCTGATAGGCGATTACGGCAACATCTCCCAGGCCGGGCAGTGGCTGAGACGTTATATGATCCCCTTTTATTCCTGGATGGAGATAAACGCCCCGAGATATTACCGGCTCATGAAGAATCTGCCAAAAGAGGGCGGGTCCCGGAGCCGGATCCCGGCGGCCCTGGGGCTGCGTGTGGGATGGAAGGCGGCGACCCTCGGTCTGAAGGCCTCCATGTTGTATGGCGCCGTCATGCTGTGGAACCGGCTTATGTTTCCGGATGAGGAGGACGAGCTGTCCGAGGCCCAGCGCCGGCAGCTTCATCTTATACTCGGGCGCCGTGATGACGGGTCCATTATATCGATCCGGTTTCAGGGGGCGTTGTCGGATGTGCTGTCTTATGTGGGTATGGAGGACCTGCCCCAGGACTTAGACGATCTGATCGCCGGGAAAAAGACCGGAAAAGAGCAGGTAAAAGAGGCCGGATCCGCCTTTGTGAACAAATGGGCCCAGGGTATAAGACCCGATATAAAGACCTCGGCCGAGCTGATGTTTGACCGGGCCGCCTATCCGGACGTGTTCACGCCCCGGCCCATACGGGACAAGCTGGAGCATATTGCCGGCGTGTTTAGTATGAAGATGCCGTACAAGATTATCGCCGGAAAGCCCCGCCAGGGGGACGACGTCTCGGAGAGGATGTGGAACGACGTGCTTTCCCTGGGCACCTATTCCTCTGATCCCGGGGAGGGCGCGTACTGGGGTATAAAGAAGGCAGGTTTTGATTTCTTAGACAAAGAGGGCAGGAGCCGGCCGTCCATGATCCCCACGGACAAGGCCAACGCCCTTTATTATTATAAGCAGTCCCTCCGGTACGGGGATCTTCCGGCGGCCCATAAATACCTGAAGAAGTACCAGGAACTGGGCGGATCATTGAACGGGATGGAGATCAGTGTAAAAAGATCGGCGCCTTTGGGCGGTTTCCCGGCGGCCCTTCGCGGGAAGTTCATAAAATCCCTGTCGCCTGATCAGCGCGATAAACTGGCCCTGGCGGAGCAGTGGTACAACAACGTGTACAAGGGCGATAAACAGACCGGGACCATGAAAACTTTCTTGAAAGACCTGAAAGAAAAACCCGCGGCCCGGGACGCGTTTTTAAAACCGCCCATTATCCGGCAGGGCACCGGCCGGGACAAGGCCGTGGATCTGGTGGAAGATCTTATGGAGCAGGGGCTATTATCCATGGGTCCGCCGTCTCGGTACATATCCATAGGCGGGGTCAGACGCGCCATGTCCGACGCCATTTACCAGGAGTATCTTGAGACATCGAGCGCCATGGCCAGGAAGAGGATCGCCGGGATCGCCACGGGTGCACCCGGAGCGAGGAAGGCCCTGGCCGCGGTGAGGATCATCAAGGCTGCCCGGAAAAGGGCCCGGGCCAAGATAAAGAGGATGATGTTCCGGGAGATCCGTCAAAGGGCCGGAAAAACGGCTTCGTAGGATCCGCGAGAATCGACGAAAAGGGAGCTCCGCAGGCCTTGGTATGGGCTGTTTTCGGCCAAAAAACCCCTTGACATACTGCGAGGGAAAACTTCATAATAGGATTACATAACAGATAGCCATATCACACACTGGCACTAACTAAAAAAAAGGCCTCCATCCGGCGCAAGGCTTCGGATGGAGGCCTTTTTTTATTAACCTAACTTAACGGAGGTGCCCTTTCCATGATCAATACCAAAACAATTCAATATCCCTTTGATAAGAACGATCTAAAGATGCGGGCCGCCTACGTTGCCGGGGATCTGATCTATATCGGATATGCTCGACCGGGGGCCGCCACAAGCGCGGCGGAATGGCAGATCCGGAAGCTGACCTATTCGGGCAGCGATGTGACCCAGGTGGATTTCGCCGGCGGGGTCAATGACTATGACAAAATCTGGGATAACCGGGCTGGTTATTCTTACAGTTAAAAGGAGGGGTTAAGAGATGAACATCGAACATCGAACGTCCAACATCGAACGTCGAATGAAAAACCCATCCTGCATCTTGTATCCTGCATCTTGTATCCTGCGAAGGAGGTTGATTAATGGCATACGCATATAAAATAAACCCCTTCACAAGCAAGCTCGATATCGTGAGCGCCGGCGCCATAAGCGCGGGATCCTGGGATGTGGTCACGGATGTGACCATCGTGTCGGGTGTAATTACCGTGGGTGGACCCGGAAGATTCGCCGTGGATACGGAAGGGGCCGCGGCTTCGGATACACTCAAGACCGTTACGGGCCTGAGCGACGGGCACGAGATCATCCTCACGCCTAAAAGCTCTGTCCGGACCGTGCATCTTAAGACCGGTCTCGGGAACCTCAGACTTCAGGCTAATTTTACCATGGATCATCGGTTTGACTCTGCCAGAATGATATGTGACGCCTCCGGGTTTATCAAGGAATCGGGCGGCAGGTCCAACAACGGGTAGGTTTATGGATGACTGCAAGGCCCCTAAATGTCATGAAGCTATGAAGATGTGTATATCCAAAAAAGTGTCGAAAAAAACCATCTGGATTGCGCTTATAGCATTGGGCTTACCGCTGTTTATTACAGGGATTAAGGTCTGGTCTCAACAGGAATCAGACTCTCTCCGGTACGCGGCAAAGGCCGAAATGGCCACGCACGAACTAAGAATAACGGAGATGCAGGTTGTCGTGAAGCATCTGGCTGAAGACATACAGGAGATAAAAGACGGACAAGCCGAAGCCCGGGAGGACCGCAGGGAAATCTTGAGGCAGCTGGAGAAATGATCAGAGTAAAGCCCGGTGTCGTGTTTCACCCGGACTCGTTTACAAACCCGGAGGTCATGAGGATAATTCATGTGACCGGGCGTATGACCCCGGAGGATTATGACACCACCATTACAAGCGCCACCGAGGGAGAGCATAAACAGGGATCCCACCAGGAGGGAAAGGCCTTTGATTTCAGGACCCGGGACTTCCCTGCCTCGGTTCAGGTGTGGGCGGACCGGATCCGGAAGCGGCTCGGGGACGCGTATTTTATCCTGGTGGAAAGCGACCACCTGCATATTCAATATAACGGTTAAAAGGAGCCTCACATGAAAAAGATACTTATAATGATTTTTCTCTCCCTGTTTTTTACCGGGACTGCACTGGGCGCCAACGGGGATCCGGTCTTAGAGGGCAAGACCGCCACCGGGAATATCACCACCAGCGCTACCCTCCAGGGGGAGCATATTATATCTACAGATGACGCGGATATAAACGATAATCTGACGGTTGGTGATATCATAGTGGATGAGGCCACCGGTGTGATTGATTTTACTAGTGGGACAAGTGCTACAATATCTGCAACTGGTGCAAATGCACTTATATTGTTAGAGAGTGTAACTATTGGTGATAACACAGATAATGACTTCAGTCTCACCTTTGATGGTGATACCTCGGACGGTGTGCTGAATTATGACGAGGATAACGCTAATTTTGAGTTTGACCAGGATGTTACTACGACTGGGGTGGCAACCGGTGAGCATATCGTATCCACAGATGATGCGGATATAAACGATAATCTGACGGTTGGTGATATCATAGTGGATGAGGCCGCCGGTGTGATTGACTTCACAGGTGTAACAAGTGCTACGATCTCTGCAACAGGTGCAAATGCACTTATATTGTTAGAGAGTGTAACTATTGGCGATAATACCGACAATGACTTTTCACTCACGTTTGATGGAGACACATCTAATGGCACTATCAATTATGATGAAGATAATGCAGATTTTGAGTTTGACCAGGACATTGCCTCAACTGGTAACGTTGAAGGCGCAACACTTACCTACAATGGAAATGAAGTTTATCGGGCAACTGGGACTGATGTACCAGTAACAGATGGGGGAACTGGAGTAAGTACGTTAGCCGATGGTGGATTAGTAATAGGAAATGCTACTGGGAATGTAGAAGTAGTAGCAGCTGGGACAGCAACACAGGTTCTAGTTGGCGGTGGAGCGAATACTGCACCTGTGTGGGGTACTGATATTCCAACAGCTGTAACCATAGGGGCAAAATATATCTACAGAGCTGATGGTACTGATGTCCCTGTAACTGATGGTGGAACTGGGGCAGGAACATTTACAGATGGAGGATTATTAGTAGGTGCTGGAACATCACCACTCGAAGCATTAGCAGTAGGGTTAGCAACTGAGGTCTTAGTTGGTGGAGGTGCTGGTACAAATCCTGCGTGGGGAACAGACTTACCAACAGCTGTAACGATTGGAGGTGCTGAAGTTTATCGAGTTGGTGGAACTGATGTTGCTGCAACCGATGGTGGAACAGGCAAAAGCTCCTGGACGCAGTATGCCATTCCTTATGCTCCCACAACGACTACTATTGGCGAAGTAACGCCTGCCGCCAGTTCTGTTCTCGTGACTGATGGATCTAATATTCCAAGTCTGGCAACTGATATTCCTACTGCTGTGACGATTGGTTCAGCTTATGTTTATAGGGT